TACCCTATCTAATAAGGTTTGTAATTCTATTGTTGTCATATATTTAAGTTTTGTGTTTCAATTCCGTAAAAAATAACGAGCGTTTACCGCCATCCGTTAATATTGACGTTCCCACGTTGCATTTTTCTCATCTTGACGAACTTCACGTAATGATTTTTCTTTATCATTATCAAGCCTGTCAATTAAATTACTTAAAACGATGTGGAAAAGATATGGTTTTTGATTAGGATTGTGATTATGCCCAATTAAACAAAATTTAATTTCTTTGCCTTCTTTATAAACCCCTATCCAGCATCTTTCGAATACTGTTGTGTTATTTAATTGATACATCATTTCTATATCGTATGCATTATGTCTAAATTTTAGCTCATTTTGATCTCGCAAAGTTTCATTTTTGAACCTTTCCTTTACATCTTCAATAATTGCAGTGCATATGTATGCTATGTCTATTTCTAGCATAATTAAACGAGTTTGTGTAAATTACCAATAGCCCCGGCAACTTTAACAAATGTCTTATTTTTTTCTTTTACTCTTTGTGCTTGCTGCGCTTTTATTATTGAAGATTTCATTTTTTTTATATCTTCAAATTCTTGTTCAGTGTTGTATCTCATGTCTTTAATTTTTAGTTAATAACAACAAATATAAATCTAGTATTTGACATATCCAAATTAATTGCTTTTTAATTCTTTTTTATAGTGAGAGATTTTCTCAATAATTTCAGAACGTGTATATTTATAGCCATTCATTTTATAATTATCAGCTTCACGTTTAAGTTTATTAAAATTAATATCACCTATTCTTTCATGTAAATTATTGGTATAGTGTATCAAATGTGATTCATCAAAACAATTACAGGCAGAGCATTCACCATGTACGTTATTTTCATCAAATCTTAATCCATCGTACCCTTGAACAGGGTAATAATGCCCTGCTTGTAATAATTTGTAATTACCGCAACTTATACAAGGTTTGCCCTCATCTCTCCTTCTAATGAAAGTATTGAAAATTATTTGTAATTCTGCCTTTAATTTAGGCAGCGTTTTTGTTTTAACTTTTTTAGCCACGTTCTTTATATTTTAGTTTTTTGATTAATTCATCTATCTTGTTTGGAAATGATATTTCAAATCCTTTTTCTGCAAAATGATTTGTTAGAACGTCTAATATTTGATTAATTTTAAACGTGTCCAGTTTAGTTGTTGATTTAATATTAAACATTGCTATTTGAATAGGTCTCCATATTCTTTCTTTTACTAATACTTCTGTGTAAGGTATTTCTATTACTTCTCCTGTGAAATCGTCAATGTATTTAAAACTTATACCATGCTCCAGAAATGCCTGAACTATAAATTTAAAATACAAATGTAACGCCCTATTTTGTAAAGAAGTCCGAGTATTTGTTAAAACTTCAATTTGAATAATTAACCCTTTTTCAGAATACTCGGACAACTTTTTAAAAGCTTCTGCTTTGCCTTGCTTGCTTGCTAAATTATAAGGCATTAGCTTTTTCTTTAATATAATTAGTAGTCTTAGAAATCAAAACAACTATATTTTTCAAAATCTCATCAGCTTCAACGCTTTTCAGTTCAGGCATTTTTATTTCGCTTAATTTAACAGCCAATGCCAAAAGTTTATCTTTGTCAGGAGCTAAAATTGCAGCTTTTTCAGCTTTTTTTCGTGCAAGTTCATCATCAATTAATTTTTGCTTTTCAATTCGTTCAGCTTCTTCTTTTGCTTTTAATTCAGCTTTTAAACGCTGGATTTCTTCTGCTTCTTTGCGTTCTTTTTCGGCTTTTAATGCCTTTTCTTTTCTCTCATATTCCCAATGCTGCTCAGCTCCTATTTTGATATCTGAAAATTCTTTTTGATATTCTTTCTCATCGAGATTAAGGAGTTTATTATAATCGCGTATAAAAATAATATACGGAGCTAGCTCTTTGTTTCTGGATTCGTTTCTTAACTTTAAAGCCTGTTCTTTTTTTCGATTTTCATCAGCTTCTTTTTCGAGCCTTTCTTTTTCTTTTCTTATTAACTCTTGTTTTTTCTCGTGTTCTTTTTTTTCTGACTTTATCCTGTTCATGAAATTTTCAAAATCAGTGTCAGATACCTCTCCAAAATTCATACTTTGCTCAAATACCGACCAAAATTGATAATAAGGTAAAGCTAATTGATTTCTTTCGTTGTGAAGCTTTGTTTTTCGTTCTTGCTCCAATCTTTTTTCTTCTGCTTCCTTTAAAGCTTTTTGATTATCTTCATACGCTTTCTTTTTGCTCTCAAAATAAGCGTTCCATACATCATCTTCCATTGAAGCTAAATCTCTTTCGCCAGCATCCGGCAAGTATAAAGAAAGTAATTCAACTCTTTCTAACTGCAAAGCTTCAAGCCTTTTTTGTTCCTGAATTTCAAAGAATTTTTCTTTCTCTAATAAAATACTTTCGTGAGCTTCGTTTATTTGAATTTCAGCTCTGTTTACAGCATCAATTAATTGAGACATTCGTAAAGGAACTTCTTTCACTGCTTTATGCCACTTACTAATGCCTTGCGTTCTATTTTTTTGAAAGGCAGTTCTTAAGGCTTTAAATACTGAAATATTCTCTAAGCTTATTTCAAGCTTAGAAACTTCTTGAAACTCTTCAATTAATAAAGCTCTTTCGTCAATAAAAGGCTTTAAGCCTAAAGTTAACTGTTCAGCTTGATTAATATCTACATTGCATTTTGTTGCAATTTCTGATAATTCTTGTTTTTCTGTTTTTACTAATTCCATAGTTTTAATTATTATAAGTTTTTAATTCGTTCAATCTCTTTTTTAACCTCAATTTTAGCCTCGTTAAGGCGTTCAATAATTCTTTGAATAGTCGTATTATCTCTCTCGACAATTATATCTAAAGGCTTTAGATTAGGATGAAAAGAGGTAAATACATTGTATGATCTGTTAGTAACTAATAATTCAAATTGCAACTGTTTATCATATACGCCTATTATCGGATTCTTGCCCTCTTTAAATTTTGTTAAATATTCCTTATGAGTGCTGAATATTGGGCATTTAATTTGATGTAGAGCATCATCGTTTATCAGACCGTCAGGGCTGCACAACGTCCAATCATCCATTATCACAACACCAACTTTTTTTACTACTTGAAGATGCCTTATTTCGTAATCTTCACGCGCCAACCCTTCTAATTCGTGCCCTCTATTCGTAAACGCATTCCCTTTAAATAAATTGTTTTCGCATGACTGTCCGGTTATTCGCTCTTCAACTATTCTATTTATTAAAGATTCATAGCCTTTTGTTTTTTTATCCATCAGCAAATCGCTTGCAATAGATGCGCTAAACATCCCTAATTTGATTTCGAGCCATTCGTCAGAATCTTGTTCAATATCATATCTATATATCGGGCTATTCATTTGAGTCAAAGATTAGTTTATCCTCTGTTTCTTTGTCGAAAGAATAATATTTTTTCAACTCCTCCACAGTCTTCCCGTCTTTTAAAAACTGAACGGCCGCCTTGTATTTATCAGGAGCTAATGTTGTTTTTATTTTTGGCTCAGAGGGCTGTGTTTGCCTTATTCTTAATCCTTCAACCGTATCGCTTCCAAATTTAACACTTGCATCAACATATACCTGAATTTTTATATTTACCCAATCTTCTAAATGTGTTTTGTTGCCTGCAAACTTTTTGATAGTTTTAGAGTTCGTCACATTTAAGATCATTGGTTTTGTGCCGGAAATATGTTTTCCTTTTTCGTCAAATTTTGATCCTTTAAATATAGCAACATTACAAAACTTCTTTCCTGATTGGGTCATGCATTCTTTATAAACTACCTTTTCGATAGTTAGTATTAAATCCTTGTCATCTATGTCGCTTGATGACAAGTAATCGGATTTAAAAGCTTTTTTCCAATGAGTTTTCTCCATAGTTTTAGTTTTTAAAATGATAATTTACATCCCTATTAAGTTCTTCAAATTTGCATTTAGTCTTTTTAAGAATGCTTAAATACAATGAACACTCTTCTTTATTCGTGCTCGGGTCGTGAATCTTATCAAAAATAATTTGATAAAGTACCGCCTTTTCTTTTTCGGTTAGATTAGTCGTTTTTATTTTCATCCTTTTGTTGGTAGTTATAAAAATGCTGAGAAAGGCTCTTTCCTGCTTCTTTTAATTGCTTAACAGCTGCTGTAATGTCTATCCCTGAAAAATTATCCAAAGATTTTATTAAAGTGCTTAAGCCTAAATTAAACTCGTTCAACTCATCTACAGTCATTGTTTTTTTAACTGAGTTCACGCTCCCGCTTATTACTACCGCGTTGTTTTTTTCGTCCATGATAAATTTATTTAATTAGGAAATATTTTACTTTTAACACTGGTTGGTATGCCAGCTTTTTCTGCTGAATCTAACAAAAAATTCAAAATGTCTCTCGGGTCTGTTAACTCAACCCCTATTTTTATCATATCCTTTAAGACCCAAGTGTCGCTATCATTGTCAACTATATGCAACATTTTTTCTGTTGAATCCGGCAATAAGATTATCTCTCTGTAACTTTCCCCGAACGCCCTAGGGTCATTGTCTTTAATTAAAATTATTTTCATGATCTTAGTTTTTTAGTTATTATTTATATGTCAAAGATAAGTATAATAATTGACATGTCAAAATAAATAACGATTATTTTTATTAATAAAAACATTACTTTTATATGAGCCTGATTTTAAAGCGTTTAGATGCAAAATGTAACACAAAAGGTTATTTTATTTTATGTTAACCCCTAACAAAATAATCATTAATATTATGTAATAAATAGTTCATTTCTGATTCAAGCCTTGCCATTGCACACGGTGTGTTTGTATAGTCGTGTTTCATTATTTTTACTTTAAAAGACATAGCGAATATGGTTTCGGTAACATTTGAAGATATTAAAAATCCTAAGTTTTTAGTATATCTATATTCCCTTTCTGGGAATTTGATAACAAAAGAATCTTCATCTTTTTTGCCGTTAGCCTCAATAAATGCTATTATTTGTCGGTATAGCACGTATTTTTTAAATGTATTTTTCATATTTTTATTTTTTTGTGTGTGTCTTCTTTTCTTATTCTGTAAATTGTTTTCAAAGCTATATACATGTTAAATTCAATATCAAACACTTTTTTTATGCTTGAAACTTTAACGCCTTTATGCAGCATTAATTTAATTAATGCTATTTGTTCTTCTGTAAATCGCTGTTTAGGCGCACCTTTAATGTTTGTCATGCTGTTTTATATTTGTTTATTATTGATTTATTATTTTATTTTTAAATTGTTAGTACTTTATAGCGTACGGAAATGGACGTGCGCTCTATTTTATGTTGTATGCAATGCCTAAAATAAAGTTGTTTAAGTTAAATTTTAGGCTGCTGTGCATTTATTAAAAAAGGCACAGCATACAACACATTATATAGGTAATGCAACGTGCATTTAATCAGCATTGGTGCAAGTTTTATTTTTGCCAAAGCGCTATTTATCATTCTCATTAACATTTAAAACTATCTTATGCCCTGTTCTGCATCCCATCCCATAAGTTGAATCAACATAGGCTTTTATCTGTAAGTTTTCCATTTTTTCAACTGCATCTGTTTCAAATGAGTTTTCTGGTGTTAACACTATTTCAGTTCTACCATTCTCAATTACTATTTTTGTTTTCATTTTAATTTAGTTTTATGCCCCACGCTCAAAAAATAAAACGGGAGCGGTTATACATTTAATTAACTTTCGTGCAGCTTGGAGGGTTGCACTCCCCATATAATTGTACCGTTAGGCACAATTAAATTATTAATTTCTGTGCTTTATCATCCGCAATTTTTCTAATTCTATCAGACCACCCCATTCCGTCTACATCAAGGTATTTTATGTAATATCCATTAGTTGTTTTCATTAAAATTGCTAACGAATCTGGTTCTTTAGATTCATCATACTTTACTATAAATTGTTTTAATATTTCCATAATTTAAAAGTGCCTAATAATGGCTAAAGTTAATAGCCTAACTAGGTCTTGTTATAATTTGATGGTTAGTAATTAAGGCTACTAACCTTAGCCTAAGCGTTGTGAGTAATGCCTTTTTACATTTGTGTTGTACCTTAATCTTAAACTTTGTAACTATTTAAAACTAAGGCACAACTCACAACAACGCTTCATAAAGCATACTGTTAGTTAGCTCGTATAAGCATTTTTCCAGTCATCCCTAATCAGGCAAATTAACTTTCTTCTTATTAGCATCTTGCCAATCAATAAATTCATTGTACCTATTACCAACACTATCAATATGCTCTTGCGCACAATTAGTTTCTTCGCACTTGCCAAAGTATTCCCAAATAGCAGCAATACTGTTTTGATCTTTTGCAGTTAACACAAATATTGGAGTGCCGTTTTTCTCTGCATCTGCAATAATCTTCTTGTCTTTATCTGTCATGTTTTTATTGTTATGCCCTCGCTTCATTACTCAGGCGGTTTATATTCGTATTTAATTCTGTACTAAATTGCTGTACGCTTCATAAGCTTGTCCGTTATAAACAAATAAAAAATTAATCTCTATACTCTTTAATCAACTCCCTTCGCTCATCAAAATATTTAACCTTCCAATGCGGGTGGCAATTATCAGAGTGTTTATTCCCTTCAAATCTTACCGCTAAGTTTCCGTTGTAATCACCTGTAACTATTCCTTTTTTACCATCAACTTCTACTGCCATATTTCGCTTTAAGAAGTTCAATCCTCGCTGTTCTTTCATGTATTCAAACATCTGTTTGTTAAATCTTGCCATAATATTAATTTTTAATTTGTTTCTCGTTTATAATTTTTCGGGTTAATCCCGTACTTTTCATACACGGCACGTTATTTATTCCAAAGAATATAATCCCTTGATGCTTCTAATAGCTTAAGCATAGAGCTTGATTCTCTCTTAAATTGATTAAATTCCAAATTCATAACCTCGATGTATTTTGAAATTAATACATCGTTTTTCGTTGAATAAATAAGGTCCGTTAATTCGTTTCTTAGCTTAGTTAAGTTTTCTATCATAATTTATATTAGTTTAAAGCACAAATCTACACTTTTATATTGACATATGCAAGTTTATTTAAAAATATGTCATTTTATTTTTATTTAATATTTATTTGACATATATTTGCAGTGTAAATAAAATTAAAATTATGATTGATGTAAATGGAATTGAAATAAAAGTAGGACAAAAAGTAAAAACACGGATTTAAAAAACTGAACAATTATGAATGATGAATTAAGAGATTTAGCTGAAATAATGCAGGAAGAACATGAGAAGCAAGTAGCCGATTGGACTAAGGCAAAAGAAGAATTAGACGGACTGATAGAGCCGAAATATTTTGACTTTGCAGAAAGCCATGAAAGTTACGGGAGCGAGGGCATTGTAAACATTATTGAAGTAAAAGAAAGGAAAAGTGGATATCAATCTTATCCGCATTGTAGAGAATTTGGAACTAATGAGCGTAGGCTTTATATGAAACATACCACAGAATTAGAAACTGAAAGTGGTGAGTCAAAATATGAAGGCTCGGATATAGTGTACTGGGTTTGGCAAACAGTAGGGTATTGTGAAGATGACTACAGTGGATTTCTTCTTTTGCCGATGATAGATGGTAGATATTGGAAAATTAGCTACAGTTGTTAGTGTTTTTATTATTTATATACCATGTTGTGTTGCTGTTTTAATGCAACACAACGGTGGCAATAAGGCACGTTTGGCTATTCATAACTTGTCAAATTATTACCGAACTTTGCAGCCAAATGGGCTTTATTGCGTGTTATCGGCTGCCTTTTATTATTAAATTTTAAAATTTTAAATAATTACAAAATGAAAATTGAAAATTCAAAAATTACAATGTCAATCAATCCTGAATATACAGAGATTGAAATAACCGATTCTGATTCTAATACAGCTATTGCAAAAGTAAAATTAACACCTGAACAATTATCAGCAATTTTATCAAGACAAGGATATGTAAATTGTGAATGTTCAACAGGAGATTTGACAAGAGTTGGGAAAAAGCACGAAAACAAGTATTTTGAGTTTGAAATAACTTATTCAAAAACTAAAGAAGATTTATCACTTGCTTGTAATGAGGCATTATTCCAACAAAATATGCACGAATGGGTATCAGATAATTACTATCAATCTCAAAATTCTTTCTTTTCAAAAGATGGTAAGGATTATGCCCGTACTGTTATTCGTAGGTGGGTTTAAGGTTGCCGATAACGTTGGCAATATGAAACGGTTGCCTAGTAAGACGTTTCAAATTTACTAACAGCCTATCGGCAACCGTTTCATATTGCGTGTTATGTATTTGGCGCATTATTAAGCACTTAGTTTGCTACGAAGTAAGGTAATTTTATTATTTTTTTAGGGTGGGTTATTTTTCTTTAAAATTATTTGTTTGTTACGAAACTATTACGTAACTTTGACGTAAATAAATTAAATATAATGCTATGAAAAATATTTATGAAAAAGCAATAGAAATGTTGAAGCCTGAGTATTTAAAATGCACAGGTATTGACAATGTTGAAAGAGAGTTAAAGCTTTCACTTGGGAATTATAGAATAAAATTTGAAGGTTTTGAATTTGTATTTAATGAATCTGGGGATGGATATGAAAGATTTATTAAGATAATGAAAAAAGATATTGGATTTACTTTTAAAGTAATGAAAAATGACCCCGAAGATTTAAACAGAATGCAATATGTATACGATGTTACAGTTGCAGCAAAAAACGAACAGTTGTTATTGCCATTTGCTAAAAAAGTAATGCCCGACTGGAAGAAAATTGATAAGAAATTTCCGGGTAAAGTTTCAAAAATCGAATACGATTCTTTAAATATTCACGATAAAAATGCAGTTGTAAACTTATTAAATACATTGACTGCATGAAAACAATTGAAAAGGTAGAACTTGCCGACCAAGAACATGCAGATTATTTAAAAGCATGCAAAGAACTTAACCGAAGTATGAGAGGTCAAACATCTCAACTTATTCGTGAATTTTTAAAGCGGGTTGGCAAAAAAAATAATAAAATTACTCCTACTGAACCTGATTAGAAGTACGGCATTGCGCTTGTACATAACACCGATATATATGTAACGTCCGTTTTCGGACAGTGCTAAGTAATTAATTTTTAAACAAATAGCTTATGAATTAAAAAGCAGCGGGAACAGTAAACTAAAAAAGCCTGATATTATTCAGGCTTTTTCTATTTTCGTTTAATCCATTTTATATACTTAACGAACAATCCAAAAAATATTAAGATAACAACAATTAACCCCGTTATTTTAACCCATTTTATTATCGTTTTAATCCTTGATTCCTTTTCTTTAATAGTTATACCTTGATTGATATTAACAGTCCTTAATTCCCTTATAATTGCATCTTTTAATAGCACTGAGTCTTTATATATAAGAGTCAGTGTAGTATCAATTGTTATTTCTGCATTTATACGGCTGTTTTTTATCCATATTTTAGCTTCAATCCCTTTGTTTGTTTTTATGACTGTGTCCGAGGAGAAATTATTAAACTTAACTGGTTCTGCTTTAATTGTTATAGGTTCATTTATATCTAAACTCTCGTTGAAATCAATAATAAACGTAGTGTCTATGTATATTATTGTATCTAACCTTATTATTGTTTCTGTTATTGTAGTGTCTAATTTGAAGCATTCAGGGCATTTCTGCTTTGCTTTACGTACATGGAATGAAGCCGAACAACTAGACAGGAATAAAACTAAAATAAGATAAGTTAGTTTTTTCATTTCTTGTTTATTAATTCATTTTTATCAGAACTTCCTTTACTAGATCCGTAAAAGTAACCAACTATTGTTGCAAATGCTCCAATCAATGATCCAATTGCAAGATTTATCGTACTTTCAAAAGTTCCTTGTTTAATCAAATACCACAAAATTGTAAAAAATCCTACTACAACTAATGCGCCAAGGACGTACATAAAGATTTCTTTTCCTGTTTTCATAATTTATATTTTTTAAGTTAAACTTCTATTGGTTTTACAAATCCTAAAAGCCTTAAGCCTGTATTTTTATAAAAATCATATTCCCTTTTCTTTTCGTAAACTCCTTGCCCTTCTCTGCTTCCTGCGGCATTCGTATTTCCTTCGACGGTATCAAAATACAACTGGTGTACTCCGGTAACTATGCCAACATGCCCCGTAAACCACGATCCGTTTTTTACAGGTTCGTTATTTTTATAGCTTTGCCAAAAAACAATATTGCCCGGTTCTGGCTTATTCGAAACTTTAAATCCTTTTGCATTTTTGAAGTTTGTATATGTTTTATAGGCGTTTTCAGAAAAGATTTTTTGCAATTTGTAAATATAAGTACTGTCTAATTTCCCATATGCCTCACACACCACCAATTCAGCAAATAAAGAACACCACGCCTCTCCGCTGTCAAATCCAACACCTTTCATTTTCTCCTCAAAAATAGCATTTTCAAATCCTGCATTTTTGCCAACCTCTTTCATTCCTATGTATGATTTGGCTGTTTGTACTATTAAATCTCGTATGTTCATTATTTAACTCTTTTAAGTAACTCTTTTATATCTGCTCTTTGCTCTCTCGTTTCTTCGTTCTGTGCTTTTAAAAGATTTTTTATTTCAATAATTTGATTGTTGAACGATTCTTTTAATACTGCATCCCCGTCTTTGTATGCTGTAATTATTTTGGCATTTTCAGTATCAACATATATTTTATCAGCTTTCGCTCTGACTATTGTTTGTGACATAATTATATATGTCACTAGAATACTAAATATAGCGGTTATTACTTGCTTGATCCAGTCGCTTTTTGCCATAACTTGATAATTTTAGGTAAAGATAATATGATTCCTGTTACTCCCAATAACAAATATCTAACTGCATCAATAAACGTATCATTAACTGACTTTAGAAATAAATCATAATCCATGTTTATTTTTAAAAGCAAATTAACAATCATAGTTATAAAAAATCCACAAAATACAAATGAAACATACATTGTGTATTTATCGAAAGACTTCAAGGCCTCGTTTAAGCTGATTAATAAAGCTCCTGAGTGCCAAAATACAAAATAGAATATAGTCCAATTAGTTGATTTCTCGGGGGCGTATTCCGAAAATGCAACCTCTCCGAAAATAACCATAATTAATCCTATATGTGTGAGATATTTACTCACCTGTTGGTTTTGTTGGAATTTCTGGTATCCCTTCACCTTCAACTGGCTCAGGGTTACCACCTTTTTTGATTAAAACTTCTTTTTTCATGTTGTTTAATTTAAATGTAATTTATTGTTAAATGAAAATATTTATAGTGTAATCGGTGTTGTGGGTGGTGGATTAATTTCATTTTATAATACTTTTTTAAAACAGCGATTTGTATTACGAAAAACAGCAGCATTTTCTCCATCATAACTGCGCTGTACATTATTCCCACTAAACACATACAAAGTTCCATTTAAAATACCCATCGTATGCCCTCTTAATGGATAAGGATAGTTATTAATAATTTCCTCAGTCCATGCATTTGTAGCAATATCATAAACTCGTAATGTATTAGTCAGTTTTTGATTGACTGATGCAACCCTATCAACAACCCCTCCTAAGATATATATTTTACCATTATAAGCTCTTGCTTTAGTATAACTACCGCCTGTTGGTATCGCTGCTACTTCGTCCCATGTATCAGTAGCTGTATTATACCTTTGAACTCTTGTTGAAGATGTAAAATCAGGATATGTAGCCATACTTTCGTTTCCACTTATAGCATATATATATCCATTATATTGAGTCACATAATCACCTAAACACATTCCTACTGGTGCATCTGTTTTGGTAACATCCCAAGTGTCTGTAGATGGATCATATATTTGAATTTTTGCATACACAGTTACTCCATCCCATCCACCAATTACATATACTTTACCATCATAAACACAGCCTCCCATATCTTCAATTGGAGTCGGTATATCTGTAAGTTGAGTCCATGAGTTTGCAACTGGATCATATTCGTAGCATTCAGCAATAATAACACTTTTACCGGCACCACTTAATAAATACATTTTTGTTCCTACTGTCTCAATCACAAAAGACTGATATATGTTTGGTGCATTTGTTAATTGAGTATAGCTATCTGTTGTAGGGTTATACTTATAAAATTTATTAGTCAAAGTACTACTCCCTTCAACAACTCCATCCAATCCACCTAGTATATATATTTCTCCATCATACTCACAACTATTATGTTGATTTACTCCATAGTCAATAGGGTAATTAGCTATTTCTTCCCACTCTGTATCTATTATTGTATCTGTTGTTTTTAATACTTCTTCAAAATCTAATACCTTATTAAAAACACAAAGTTCTTGCATTTTACCATCTAATTGATAATTGCTCCCAGGATTACCATCCCAATTACCAATCATAAAATCTTTTACTCCTGCCATTACAGAAGGAAAACTAGTATTAATTTCTGAACCAATAAACACTCCTTTATAATAGATGGATACCAAATCTTTATCACAAACAAAGGCTAAGTTATGAAAATTACTATCATCATAATTTACTGTTTGACAGGTGACGTCCCCTCCAATTAATTGAATTGTTTCATCATCAGCAATTCCCCATAAAGCTCTATTTGGTGCATCAAAAACATAATTAAATATATAGCTACCTACCGTTCCATAATTATCAATAGAAAATTTCATGGTTACTGTATATTCTCTACCCATAAAAGAAGATAACGCACTTAATATAGTTAACCAATCCCCTGAACTAAAATCAATACCACTATTTAAGGCTGGCTGGCTTGATTCAGTTGCTTGTGTAGCGTGGTTGTTTTTAAAATCGTACCACTTAGTTACAAATTGTGAATCTCTTAATTTTGATCCTGCTTCGTGAAATAATAATAATAATGCTTTATTGTATAGTGGTTCACCTATTCTTTGCAAAAAAGCCTTTGTATTAGTTTCATTTTCCAGCGAACCCCCATCAGCCTCAACCGCTTGTTTATATAGAGTTAAACCAGCCGTCGGAAATAACGAAGCTGCTTTATTTGAAATATTACTATTTATGTTTACGTTTAACATGTTATCTGTCTATTGCTGTTCTTACGTGTATATCCATTGACTGTACTGCATTATTTGCTCCTGTTGTTATTCTTATAATAAACCCGTCTCCATTAGCTCCATGAACGTATTCGCTCAAATCTGTACGCTTCCATGCAAAAGGCAACGCATTTGCTAAATTGTCTTTAGTACCCATGTCTACTGATCTTTTTGCTAAAACAGTTCCCCCCGGTACGAATCCCGAGGCTGCATAAGTCCATCCAGCAGTTGAATGTTTAAACAGTGTCATGTCAAAGTCAGTTGATGCCGCCCCCGCTAATCCTACAGCTTCAATGCCAGTTATATAAAAATTTCTGTTTCCTGAATCGTCATATTTAGCATATCCATAATTAAAAGTTAAAGAGTAAGTTGTTGGACTCCCGCTAGTTGTGATTAATTCAAAAGTAACTATACCATTAAATTTCTTGCCCTCAAAATATGCGTTTAGACTTGTTGTAGTAATATCTGTCAACACTGTATCAGCATCACTTACTATTATATTGCCTTCATCATCTACACTAGTTCCTGTCATTCTTAAACCGACCGTTCCTGAATTAACTGTGCCAGCGCCTCCGCAAACGATGAAAAAATGCGCAGCATACCCGACATTGGCAGTGCCATAAGTTACTGTTGTAGAGGCGTTTGTTAATGTTGCGCTTGTTGCGTTGGCTCTGTAAAATCCAGCTCTATAAAATTGACCGACCCCTATACCCTGAGACGTGAAATTGTAGTCCATCGACTCTACAAGCCTCGCCTCTTCGTATGTTACGTTTACATATACTATCCCTTCCGTTGCATCAACTTTTATGCATTTACCAATATTCAACACCCTGCAAGGGTAAGCAGGTTTAGTATTTTGTAAAACACCTTCACCTAAATAAATGCTTGATGTTGTGCTTAAAGTAGATGTATTACCATGCCTAACCTCGCCTCTTACAGCGACGTATCCCCATGAATTATTTGGAATATCCATAGTTGCTAATCCTGCAAAATTATCCGTAGTTTCGTGAACTCGGCAATCTGATAAGGCAATTGTGATTATACTATCACCATTAGACCCGCTTAAATAAACAGGGTCAAAATTATCAATATCAGCACCCGAATTATTATAAACTTGTACCAAATCTTCCAGTGCGCCTTGCCATACTACATTATTGTTTCCCATCCCAAATTCAAATGTTCCATCTGATTCATTCCATCTGATAAAATGATTGTCTAATACTACGCTATCAGATATTTGAGCATATTTATTTACGTATAAATTAGAGTCTACAACTAAATGTCCTTTGTTGTGTGTTGTATCTACATTAAATGTTAATTCATCCGTTGCAAAATCACCGTAAATTATAGGGGTAGGATCGCTTGTATTTGTAATGGCTAGTTTATTATTTCCTGTAATGTTCGTGCCTGCACCATTTCCTAAAAAAACATGCCCATACCCGCTTGAGTTATATCCTGCTTTAAATCCTACAGCTGTGCTACTATCGGAACTAATTATAGAAGATGCGCCAAAAGCTCTACTCCCAACAATGGTGGCGGCGTTTGAATTTTCTAAATATCTGGCGGCATCCTCCCCTATTATTACATTAAAATCTCCCTCATTTCCATACCCGGCATCTACTCCTATTATTGTATTATATCCTCCTGCCTCTTCGTTTCCCATTGTGCCTTGACCTATCAGAATATTATTATATTCATTTTGCATTACTAATCTTCCATTATTAAAAGTAAAAAACCCAGTATATAAAAAATCAGTTCCGGCAGAATTCATGTAAGGAACTTGTCCGTCTGTTCCTGCTGAAAAAAAAGTATAAGCACCTATGCTATCACTAATTTCTTGACTTATGTCGGTTGATGTTGAATAATAAGATAAACTATCCAGTGTGGCATAATTTAATAGCAACTCTCTAACAAATTCGTTTGTTGTTAACGTGTCTCCCGTTGCAATATTAGTTACGGTGCTATCGTTTAAAGAAATAAAGTTTCTGATATATATTTCGTCAAATTCTTGACTTTTAGCATATATGCAAACAAATATTAATAATATTGTTAATAACTTTTTCATGAATTATAATCTTTTCTGTAATTAATTATTATATCTACAACTCCTCCTGTTATAGTGAAAAATAATGTTTGGGATGCTAACCAGTATTTATTTAGAGCATTCCGGCTGGGGCTGCCATTAGTCGGAGTTCTTCCTGAAATAATATCGTTAGCCCCAGAAGTTGTGCCTACTTTAACATTAGGCGTGCCAGACACCCAAATAAAATCTACTCCATCTAACGCCGTATCTGCTGGCAAGGCGGTAGTAAATGCCGTGCTTTTAGACTTTTCTTTTACCGTTGTCGTAGCTTGCGATTGATAAGATTGTAGAGAAGAAATAGAGCTGTTTACTGCTGATAATAATGAAGATATCAATATTCTATGAGATATCCATCCTCCTGTGCCGTCTGGTAGTATTATGTACGTATATCCGCCTGCAATAATTGTTGTTATCGCTTTGTCGCTTAATTTTTCATCTATTGCTATTGCCATTAGTTAAATATAAAATTATTGCTATCTTCAAACACAAAATTATTGATAACTTCAAAAGCAAAGTTAACGCTTTTTTGAATGTTAACAAAATCATTATTAGGCTTTATGTTATTTAGTTTGAAAAAATCTTTTATTTTCTGATTTCCTAAGCCTTCATTATTTATCGTTAATTTCTGCTTGGTGTATAATGCATCTGAAATAGATATATTATTATCCTTGCAAATATCTACTAAATAATCAAGGTTTCCGAAATTTTCAAGGCATATATCAAAAATACTCTGCCCTGCCTGTACTGTTATTTCCATGTTATTTTATTTTTTCAGCGTCTAATTCTATTTCTAAATTATCTCCTGATCCTATTATATTTAATAATTTAACATTGTAATTATCAAAGCTAAGATTTTCACGAATTAACTTTCTTTCAGTCAAAATATTAATAGACCCGTTTAATTTTCTTCTTATACCATATCCTAATAAAGGAAATTCGTAAAATTGCCCCTTTTCTGCAAGCATTATCGCCTCTATGTTTTGATCATCGCTTTGACCTATTGCGAAATCGTTATTTTCAAGGATAAGATCATTATTTGAATCTAATATTAAATCGTAGCTTATCATCCGTGTACTATTTTATCGTTTTCAAATTCACTAACATTTGACGAAGGTACTGTTTTTGTTAAAAATCCAGATATTAAGATTGTTTTTAAAGCCAATCCTCCGTCCTGAGGAACAGGCGTCCATGCATTTAAATCTGTTTTTAATTGAGTAAATAAATCTTCATATTCTTTTAGCCTGTCTATTAAGTCGCTTACCTTTATCAATCCTCCGTAACTTCCATCATTAAATGTGAATGAAGTTGATTTTATTATAACATCTTCTATTTCTGTATAGGAGCTTAAAAACCCATTGCCTTTACTCGTAAAAGACACGGTTACCAAGCTATTTAGTTTAGGTACTATAAAAAACCCTTTCGGATGACTGTCTTTTGGCTCGTCACTTGAATTAATAGCTATATCAGCCTCTAAGCTTACTTCAACTATCCCAGCACTACCATCAACGGGGGCGCAATTGCATATCCTTTTATTAACATCAATGCTCGTTACAGTACACTGCTTAGAGTAAATATTATTTTGTTTACTCCAAACATCAACAAATCCAAGTAATAAGTCTTTAGTTTTCATTTACTTTTGAATCTAATTCTATATTTTGTCTATACCCATTTAATCCAAAGCTAACATTTACAGATTTTATTAAATATTTACCGTTTTTTTCAGGAAATTTTAAATCTTCTATTTGTGCGAAATCTCCATGATTTACAACTGGCTCTCCAAATGTTGTAAAACTTCCTTTGTACCCTGTATAATACAAATTAGGCAACCACCTTTCCAGTAATGTGGTTAATTTTTCTTTAGTTAGCCCCGGAATGCTCATTGTATTAAGATTCCCGCTTGGGTTTGTTTCAGACGTTTTTATTTTACCATTTTCATAAAATGTATATAGCTCTATTTTTGTTCCATCCGATCTCTGGCTAACTCCATAGGCTATATTTTTCAATTCTGCTTCGTCTATTATAGCTAAGTCAGACCCGTCTATTATGTTTTTTTGAAATTTAAAGCTTTTTGTAACTCCGTTCCCGTCATAAGGCAACCCTGTATTTAAAACCCCGTCCCTAAACCATGAATTTAACTTATAAGTGCTTAGTAATTCCTGTAAAACTTGCATCATTGTTGATCCTTTAGATATAGAAAACCCTCCTAAATCTGCGTCGGCAACATTTATAACTCCTTTATAGTTATCTTCAATCAATGTTTTTAACGATACCCTTTTTTTTGCGTAAGATTCTAAAAACTGTTGTTTTAATTTAAACGCCTCGTCTTCGCACATCACTTTTAACGGAGAGTCAGGTATTAATTTGGATACATACCCGGTAAATCGAGTTACTAAATTAGGATAATAGCCTAGTTTTATAATTACAGGGTCGTTTACCTTTATAATGTCTTTTATTTGTATATTTCTTGATCTTATATTATTAGGTAATGATATTACGGCGGTATCGGTCAGACTTTCCCAACTGCTATTTATTTCACAGTTAGTCACGAATGTAAATTTTAAATTACCTATTGTTATCTCTGAGTTAAGTCTTAACATTACCCTGCCGTTAGTTGTAAATCTGCTAATGCAATTTGAAGCTCTTCTTTTACTAAATTACCTGCTGCAATAGCTCCTTCTTTCATTGTTGTTGTGTTTACTGTTTCGATTCCTGTTATTTTCTGAATATTTATATTAAATACCTTTGGGGATGCTGCTGTTATTTTAGTTACTAAATCTTCATTTTCAACACTCCCTAAAATAGGGTCTACTTTTGTCGTTGCTTTTTTAGGGTTAATTAGCTCGTCCCTGTATTTATTAGCTATAACTATTAGTTCCTTAAATTTTTCTGTTTGTTCGTCTATTTCACGCCTTTTTGTTTTTATAGTAAACGGATTTTTCAAATCCCTGCGCTGTCTGGCTAACGATCCTAAAGTGCCCTGATAGCTTTTTATTAAATCTTCTGTAACTTTTATCTTATCTTCCATAGACTTCGCACTGTCTACGTAATATTTATCAGTTTTCTCAAATGCTGTTTGTGCTTTACTTTTACCTATTTCCGATGCAGTCTTATTTAATTCGTCCAGCTTGTCTATTAGAGCAGTTAAACCTTGAGTCGTATTTCTTAATAATTTAGAAATACCTCCTTCTCCTTTGTTTAGGTTTAAAATAAATCCTTCCCATGCCGACCCTAGTCTTTTTATGTCAGAGTTTAAATTATTTGTGTTTATACTAGCTTGCTCATACGCTATATTTGTGCCTGTCATTGCTACAGTTAAATCATCAAGCTTTGAACGCTCTTTTATCAAAGTTTGTGCCGCTATAACATTCTGTCTGTCAAACATTTTTGTTAATTCAGTAACGTCATCTTGAATAGGGGCTAGGTTTTTTAATGCTGCGGATAATCCTACTATTTTCGGGTTTAAATTCCTGTCAGTAGACGCTCCAAGTTTTAAGAATACATTTCTTAACATCATACCTGCCCTTTGACCTTTTAAATCTTTAGCGGATAATGTTTCAACTGATGCAGCTGCTTGCTCAACTGATATGCTTAACGATTCAGCTATACCTCCAAATTCTTTTAATGACGCCGCCAAGTCTGGTATCTCTGCACTCGCCAATTTTGACCCTGCCGCTAAAACATTTATAACTCTCGATGACTGATCGGCACTAAGATTAAACTGATTTAAAGCACTCGTTAAGGACATTGCGGCTTCTGGCAAAGTTAGTCCCGATGCTTCACTTAACGCTATTGCTTCTTTAGTTGTTGCTGCTAAAGCTTCTTTATTGCTTAATAATTCAGGTTTTGCTGATGCTATTAACTTAAATGCTTGAACTGTCTCTATCGAGCTTTTGGTTGTAGCTTTCCCCATCTCGATAGCCTTTGATTTATAAAACTCCAAATCCTCTCCTGTAGCTCCTGTTATTGCTGAAAGATTAGAGATTGCTTCTTCAAAATCTGCTATTTTTTTAACTGAATTTATTAAGACTCCTCCTATTGCTGCAAATGTAACAAACCTCCCTATCATTCCACCCATAGACTTTTCAAACCTATTCACAGAATTGTTAGCGGTAGCCATTTTTGTAGAGAATTGATCCCTAAGGTCTAATACATATCTTACTTGATTGTTTTGCATTATTCAAACTTTAAAGGTAATTGAGCAATAGGGATTAATCCGTGCTTAGATAGATATATTAAATCGTTCCAATATCTTGCTAAATCATCTATCGGGGTCATGCTTTTCATTATATCTATTTTAAAATAAAATAGGATTAAAGCCATTTGTTGCCTTAATCCTAGTGTATCTTTTTTTAGCTTATTTTGAGCTATTTTTTTTTTATTTCCACATCTAAAGGCAAAACATACTCAGATAATCTTTGACAAATTAATAGTAATAGCTTTGGGTTTTCTTCTATTAATGAATCGTAAGAGATACAACATAGTTCCCATATTACTTTTCCTGAGGTAGCTAAACTCAATCTTCCTTTACTGTCGTACAGCTCGCCAAGAGAAGCCACTAACTGATCAAATGTTGGCTCTTGAATTTCGTACGATAGATATTTAAATTTAAGCGTTAATTCTGATATTTTTGCGTTATCCTTTACTGGGTCTAATATGCTTATAGCTTTTTTAATATCTTCGTTCCCATACTCGAAAGTATACACGTCCGATTTCCTGCCATCTATTTTAAGAGCTTTGTACATTATCTATATTTTATATGTGAAGGCATTCCTGAAAATGTTCGCTTAATATCAGTATCACCTTGCGACGCTTCGACCCCATCATCTCCAAATTCAAAGTTTTTAATAATATGCGTAACTGGCTTTTGAGGATTTCCAAAAACTATGACTATATCAAAAGGAGGAATGTTTAACAAATCTCCATTCGGCGCTACGTCCCTTAATGCTTCTGTGTCGTTCATTGATATATCAAATGAGGCATTATACATTTTAGCCCCACGACCCCGTGAAACTGGTTCATTGCCTGTACCATAGTTGTTTTCTTTTGCCTGTTCTGCTGTGTAATTTATTGCCGAAACGCTAGGCAATGGAACGCCTAATGCTACAAAAGTTATGCTTACATAATCATATGCTTGCCCGTTTACTAAAGGTATACTCATAATTTAATTTTTTATCCTACGTTTAATGCGAATCCAATATTTACAGTAATCAGCCTTGCAACTCCCACCGGAACTATATGAATAGTTACCACGACCTCCGAGTTTGTTAGTACATTTTGATCAGGGTTTATAATTACAGAATTTGCAGGAAGTACACCGTCTTCATTAGTGCTTATATTTCCAGCTGTAGCCATATTTTCCAAAGCCCTGAATGCATCATTTTTAAAATCTTCAATAGTTGATAAACTCAATTTTCCTGATGTTGCGTTTACGTATAACGGCGAGTTTATCTTAGGCACTAAGTTTTCTCTAACAAGCCTTGCAGCTTTGTCTATTGTACGCATATTTTCACCATATGCATAATCACTTGTTATTAGTGTGCAAGTTGGATAATCGTTATAAAAAGAGCTTACAACGTTAACTTCTTTTGTTAAATAAATATAACCCTTGTTTGTCAATTCTGTTAATGTAGCTTCTGACTGAACCGAATAGTACTCGCCTGTTACAAATTGAATTTCTTCGTATTCTGATCCGTGGATTTGGTTAAACTTACCTCTCCATCCAATATTCTCATGTACTGCCGCATTTGCTACCGTTCCTAATGTCGCACCTAAACTAGAAATAGATATTCCTGTTATTCCTGCTAAAGCCGCCCCGTTTCCGCCTTTGTCTTCCGATATAACAACAGATACATTTTTTGAGCTTAACGCTCTCATGTCTGCTAAAGCTGATAAAGTTGTAGCTGTAAAATCAGCTGTCAATAATACTGATGATAAAGGCTTATTTTGAGCCTCTAATGTCGTGCAATAGGTTTGAGAATTAGTTACCATGCTTGATGCAAAAGTATCGGGTAAAAATACAGCACACTGTCTTAATTTCCCTGATGCATAATTTTGCAATAGAGACAATTCAGCCCCTGTGTAAGTGGTGTAAATCCCAATGTATAATATTCCTTGCGCTAATCCTGTTATTTTTTGTGCTAATGCAAAAAACTCTGAAACATGATAATAATTAATTGCAATAATAGACCCAACTCCGCCGCTAAATTGTGTAACTGTTGTTGTTCCTACCCCAGAAGACGCTCCTGTTAATCCAGAATTTATTGATTCACCTTTTTTTGATGCCGCAATTAATGTTACTGTTGACGGAGTTCCATTTGTAGCACTAAATCCATGGTTGATGGTGTTTAGGTTTATGTTGTTAAATAATCCTGTTGCTATTAATGCTGTAGTGTCTCCACTCTGTTCGGTATAAGTTCCTAGTGTTATCTTCGTTGAACCTACAGGAGTTATGCTTGCAGTCCAAATATCTCCAGTAGCCCCTGCCGCCGTAATTTCAATTAATCCTCCAGTCGCTTTTACTTCATCCGTATGATTGTTGTTTATTCCTAACGCCTCTGCTTCTGCTAATGTAGTTACTTTTTTTATCCTATCCGAAGACCCAAAGCCGGAAGGCAGAGATGATTGCTTAAACAAAAACCCAGAAATATAATCTTCGCCCGGTTGTTGCCTGCTTAACCCTCCGCTAGTTCTATTTATAGTTATCCCTGCCATTATTTACTGTTTTTTGAGTGAAGGTTTTTTGATTCTTTTTTAGCCGCTTCTTCTTTTCCAATCTTATCCTCTTCAATCTTTTCTTTAGCTGCTTTAGCTTCCTTTGATACCGCCTCCTCTTTTTTAGCCGCTTCCTCTGCCGCCTCTAAGAAGTCGCTAATTGTTATATGATAATATTTCTTTTCATCTTTACAATAATATCTTGCATCACTTTCGGCATTAAAAAAATGCTTATCCTCTGTAGCAAATATTTCTTTCCTATTGTCGTTAGAATCAAAGTACTGCCTTGCTATAATTAATAACTCTTTTTTAGTCATAATAAAAAGTATTAAAAGGGGCTTCCGCCCCATATGAATTAACCGTTTGTTTCAACTAAGGCTACTATGCCTTTTTGATCTGTCCTGTCAAAAGCAGCTCCAAATCTTACTACTGATTCAATGACTGTACCGCCTAAATACCCGGCTGGTTTTCTGTTTATAATTGTTTCTGCATGACCTTCTGCGTGCCTAACCATTGATTGATGCCAGAATATAGCCGCTGCATTATCTGTTACTGCCAAAGCTTCATCAATCGCCCTTTTAATTGCCGCATCCACACTATACATTACTCCTGTTGAGTTAATGTCGTTATTTCTCATTAATAAATTCATGCCTAAGATGTACCCGATTTCGCCGTTTTTCAACTTTGATAATTCGCCCGTTTTATCAGTATCAACAAATTTGTCAATAAGTAACAAATCTTCAACCATTTCTGGTGTAAGAACGCCCCAAATCGAATCACGCCCCAATGTTGGTACATTCATTTTATTGAATTTTAATCTAACATTTTGCATATCCACCTCAATTATTCTCTTTCGTGTTCCTGTAGTTCCTGTTACCGCTGTAGTTCTTGTTGATGTACCAGTCGTTCTTACGATATTAGCGGCTAATGTAGCTCCCCAATTTGTAGCTGCAATATTCCCGGCTCTCGTTTCAATTGACATAGCTAAAGATTGAGCTAAGTCAGTTATTTTATCGTAATTCAAAACGATATCCTCTTCTCTTGTAACCAAGTAAGGATTTGTATATAGTTGCTCAACCGGATAGCTTTTTATTGAATCAGTTCTGGTTGTTATAGCTAAAGGTAGTACAGGATTACCAGACAAAGCTGCTCCAACATCTCCTGATATTGGAATTTGAACAGATTCAACATCTGCTCCTATTCCTGTTTCTGTTCTTGATTTCTTGTAAAATGCATTAACAGGAAATAGCTGTTTTTGCAGTTCGTTCGAAAATTTAATTGGACTAATTTGTGCCATTATATTTTATTTTTTAAATTTCTAATTAAGACATTTGTTTCCATACGATATGAACCGTGCCTGTAGCTGTAACATCTCCTGCTCCTGCCCATCCGTCTGCACAATTTAAATATATTGTTTTTGCGCTTGCGGCTACGTTTAAAGCTATTCCGGTTACCGCTCCTGCTGTAACGCCTGTCATTTTAACTAAAGGTGTAGCTCCGCTTATTGCAGCACTTGCAGGGCTTCCGAGTACGTAATCTTCGAATGTAGTCGATAATACCGCTACAGCTCCCGACCCTACTACAGAACCTAGTCCTATTTCTGGCGTATCCCCTACTATTGTAGTAGTCCCTGTGATTGCTAAACTAAAATAACTAGCTTCTATTAATTGAGCTCCCGCTGGTAACGTGTATAATAATGCTCCAAATGCTAAGTCTGCTGCACCTACCGCTGAACCAACTGCAAAATCAGTTAATGTTAATACCGTTTTGTGGTTTATTGCGTCTCCTTGTTCTACAACTGCAATGCCGTCTGCTGATGATACTGTTCCAACATTTACTGCTGTTAATGGCACGATTGGAGAAACTGCTGAATCTCCAAATGGCTGTCTGATTGTTCCTACTTCTGGCATATTTCTTATTTTATATTATTAAACGCATTTACATATTCTTCGTATTTCGCTGGTTCTTCACGGCTAATCCTTAAAGCTTCGGCTTTATTATTAGTTATTAAGTCTTGCCATTCTTCGCCAAGCCTCTGTTCTTTTGATTTTTTCTCAGAGATAACAGACGAATCTTGATTTGTTAGCTTGCTTAGAACATTTACTGCCTTTACTGGCATGTTTTCAACGAATAAATTAAATGCCTCGAGTCCTACATTTTTAGCATTTTCAATAAGAGATTCTTTGTTTTCTTCTAAAAACTTTCCTGATTCAATTGCAGAAAGTACGGCCGATTCAATAGCTTTGTTTTTATATTTATCAACCTCTGCTTTTAAATTCTGCATTTCTGTCAATTTTTCTGCTTCTGTTTTTTCAAAAGCTTTGATCCGATTTTCTGCAAGCTGTAAGTTGCTCCTATCCTTTTGAGCTTCTCTAAGGATAGAATCCGGCGTTGCGTCATCTGATAAATTGTAAAATTTAGATAATTCGCTCATTTTGTTAATTTTTGGTGTTTCTATTTTATTTATAAACTTACTTTCGTCATCACAAACATTCATTATGTCAGAATAACTCATATTTTTAGTTATTGCCGGCTTCATTTTGCTTGGTAATATCTCGTCGATTAATCCGTATTCTTTTTGTTCTTCTGAGTTTAACATTCTGTCCTCTGTCATCATTTTTCTAGCTAAAGATTTAGTCATTTTTGTATTGCTAGCGTATATCTGTACTATTGATTCCTTAAACTTTGTTAATTCGGATTTTTTTTTCTCATCTTTAATATCAGCCAAGGTCACGCCATCATAAGATGGGTCGTGTATAACTGCTGTAGAGTAATCAATTGCAAATCTCTTACCGGGAGTTCCAGATGCAAGCACGGCACTCATTATGCTACCAGCCATGCCTCCATTAATTGTATGAATTTCGGCTTTACTGTTTAAATTCGATTCTATTATCGAAAATCCATTTATAATACCACCCCCTACGCTATTTATTCGCTCTCTGATTACTTTTGCCCCTATAGTATTCAGGAAATCAATTTCAGCAGCTATGTAATCACCGTTAAGTTCTTTGCCTACAACGCCTTTCAATGACAACTCGTAAACTCCTTCACCTTGATTTGTAAAATACTTTAAATCCATACTTAAATTTTGTATAAAATTACGTATTTATATTAGTTTTTAAAATTTAAATTGCTTATTATCATAAACTTATACAAAGTACTTTTATCTGTATAGCCCAAAATCTGTTATTAATATAGCAGTACTCCCTGCGACTACCTTCCTTACTATTGCGTTCATGTCGCTCAACGTTTGTGCGTCTATATCTGTATCTACGCTTCCTCCGGCATATGTTACAGTTACATTTCCTGCTGCTAATGGATTTATTAATTTAAATAAGGCAGGATTTGTTGTCAAATCATCTCCGTATGCATAACTTACTTTATCTGTTACTTGGTACAATATTATTGCTCCATTTGCTGCTCTTGCTGTCATAATTTTTATTTTTAATTTATTGTTTTATTTATTATCAATGTAACCGGAGCAGCGTCTTCTAAATCTTTACTTACTCCACACTCTGTAACTTTTGTTGAAAAAACTATTTCCCATATTCTTACATTATCGTTCGATATATCGTCTCTCTCCGAAATTCTTTGTAAGGGAGAAAATCCATCGCCAGAAACATTAGTTACTGCTCTATAAACTTTATTAATTAAGCTTAAGTCAGGCTTCCATGTTTCATTATTATCTTTCATTGAATGTTGAGCAATGTACACTGTTATTTCTATATTGCCTTTTTGTTCTTGTGTTAAATTTTGCCTATGAGCTGTCAACATACTTTCGTCCCATGTTATAGACGACATTTGCATCCATGCCTGAGGGTAATTTAATTGATGTATCTTTTCATTATTTAAATCTTGTGAATTATACTTTATAACGTGCTTAATTTCGCTTATCGCCTCTAAAGTCGTTTCGATTATTGTATATAAATCATATTTTACATCTTCTGTCATCGCATTACCTCATTTAGTTTTCTTTCTAATAATCTTATATTTTTTTCATTAAGTTCTTTAGAATCTCCTGCAAATTCTCGTTGTGGCATTTTGCGCCCGAGTCTATCAGTAGTTCCTTCGTTGTGCCTAATGGCATACGGTATTCTTTTTGTACCAAGAACTATCGCGCCCCATACTGCTTTTATTACCTGAAAATCACGTCTTAACGCTCCTTTATCTACTAATATATTGCGCCCTTCATTTCTTTTTAATGTTGGCTTTCTTTTTTCCCACCCTCCTTTACTTGCATCTGTCTTACCTCCATTCTGCCTAAATCCTTCTAAGAAATGATTTAGCGAATTTTCAGCTATTACTTTCGGAATATCTTTTTTGAATTGCCTAAACTTTTTTGTTTTTACATTCAAATCAAATTTTCCGCTAACTCTTTTTATGCTCATTTATCAGGTATTTTAAATCCAAAATTATCTTTTAGCATAGGCTTGAATTTATTTTCAACCTTATAGTAAGGATGTGTTTTAGGATCGAAAATATAATCAACTTTGCCCGGGTTAACGCCAAATAATTTATCATCATTCAATTTTATGCCTTTAATATTCGTCTCGCTCCCTTCGCTTAATCGAACCACGGTACATCTGCAATTCCACCCGTTTATAGGCATGTTTGTATCCCAAAAAGAATCGTTAACCGGTCTTATTATATTATCCCATTGTGCGTGATCGTCTCTTACTCTTTCGTCTGCTGCTGTTTGATATTGAAGCAAAGGAAACAACTCCTGATCTTCTTCGATTCCTATCCACTTATCTGCACTTTGAGACATCCCGAACGCCGTGTCTTGCTCTGTTCTCAACCAGTCAACATTATACGTATTATCTATTCTTTGACCATGCTCCCTAAACTCTTTAAACGGTCTTTTCGCCCCGTCCTCGTTGAATATGAACATTGATAAATCTTTAACCTCGTTGAATGTTTTTGCTCCTGAGAATGTATATATATTATTCTGATAAGACAGTGCCTTCCCCGCCCTTACGCTTCCTTTTGTAAAATCTCCAACCCCTCCTCCAAATCCGTTATCAACCATTTTTATCAACTCACTATAAGTAAATTCAAAAATATTTTCCGGTAAATTAAAAACAGACATGTCTCCGTTCCAGATACTTCTTAATATTTTTTCTATTTCTTTGTTAGTTAATGGCATTTTTATTTTGTTTTATCAATATTTTGTATTTATTTTGTATATATAACTAAACTAAAAAATTGAACCATGAAGAAATTATTCATTTTATTACTTGTATTAAGTGCATTAAGTGCAAAATCTCAGTTTTATACTAAATTTAAGCCCGTGTTCGATATCGAAATAGGAACTAAGGAGAGAACTCTTAATTTTTACGAAAGGAGTTTTATAAACAAATCTGCTTACAACTATCCTGCTAATTCTTTTTATTCCGATATAAAAATAGGTGTTCGTTTCCATAACTTTTATTTAACAACAAATATAATTAGCAACTTTTCTTATTCTGGGCTTAATAGCAAAACATTCACTCCTTTTTTATCGGAATACTATTTTGATTTATATTATAAGGCAAAATTTATTACATTTGGGTATCAGCATTTTTGCTCTCATGCTACAATATCTCAGGATAATATTAATTTTTCTGATACTAATTACATAAACGATTCTCATGACAAGATTTATATAAAATTTACTATTTTAAAATAACTATGGAATATGATTGATTATTATCCACCCTCTATTATATGACGTTTTATCAAATAGAGCATTGTCATAAAATAAAGCGTCTGGATTTCTTGATAATCGTATTTCTGTTGCTTCAATCTGTGATCGACCTCCTGCGTACTGAAAAGAAATTGATGATAATATTGGGCCAGCTATTAAATTTGACAGACTAGAAGGGAAAGAAGCCGCATCATCATCTTTGCGTATAATAACATTGTGATTTATTATTTTTGACAAAGATAAAGAATGTGCTACTGTGATAGTGTCGGTAGTATCCATATCCCAGTCTCCTATTTCTATCACACTGGTTAACATTCCTCCTACAACATCGGCTAAAGTGCCGGGGGAAATAGTTCTATTTATGTCTGTTAATGCCTGAGCTTCTGTCGTATCTGCAAGTTCGGAAGTTCCTCTCACTGATTGCGAAGCCTGAGGTAGTCTATTAACGCTTATGTTTGTAGTTCCTATATTTATGTTCGCTATAATTGCGTCTGGTAATCTTAACGCTCCAGAATAAGCTAAGCTGCCAGAGCCTGCTGTAACTGTCGCTCTATTCTTTGCCCATGTTTGTCTTGCTATTGTATCGTTAAATGTTTTATCTCCCGCTGTGTCGTATGTTGTTACTTTTTCAAAATGCGTTCCTGTAGCTGTGTGTGAGTCTACTTGCAATATTTCACCATCTAACATAATATATCCTGCTGATACAGGACTCCCGGAAACGCCTGTTATAATATAATTGCTTCCGTATTCAGCAAACGCAGCAGTCAATGCTCTTTTATTTGCTTTATTATTCCTGTCTAAATCGTCAAAAGATATATTAGGCTCACCCCCTGTGTATGTTAATTTTTCATCCATAATTTAAAATGTTACTATATTAAACGTTTTTGCTGCTTCGCTATATCTTTTTACTTGCTTAGAAATGATGTTTGAGTCAAAGGATATTATAGCGGGTATATTTATTGTAAAATTATGTGTCGAAGATATAGATTCACCTTGCAAATATAATGAAAACGGGATAGGTGATGATTCGCCTTGTAAATACAGGCTTATTGGCGTAGGGTCTGTTTCGCCTTCTAGGTAAAGATCAAGATTAATAGCTCCGTTAACTATATTATTTTCCGTGATAAATATCCGTTTTTGGTCTGGATCATAAATGTCATTTAGTAATGATTCTAATGCTAAATGTTGTCCGGTGTAGTCTAAATATGTAACAGTACTTATCTGGAAAGCTAACAAATCATCTGAAAGTTCTTGAATCGGAGCTAATATAGACCTAATATAAGGAACTATTTTAGCCTCTAATCCAGCTTTTGTTTTTCTCCAAAAGCTAGGGATTAAATTTTCGCCAACATTAGCCCAGTATATATTAAAAATACTCATGATGTATATGTTATAGTTGAGCTTAACAGAAAAGAAGGATCAGCTTTCATATATCCGGCAATCGAGCTGTATGATTGAGAAGTGGTTAATAATATGTCTGTATACGCTCCTCCGTTAGGTTTTGCTTCTACTGCTGTAGCTACTGCATTAATAACCCCTGTTGCTGCTGCAATTGCCGATGTGAGCTTCATTACCTGCATTGTTCCGTTAAAGTTTTCTGTTTGAAATGTTTGCAAAAAATTATTAACTGCATCCTCTACAGGCTTTGTTGCTCCATCGCTTATTAGCGTTCCTGTATTATCTAATAATTCAGGATCATATGTAATAGTATAATACAATTTAATCAAATCTGGATTGTCAGACTTAAAAATAATAGGAGTGCCTGCAAATCGTTTAGATTTCCAGTAATCCTCGAAAGTAGATAATTCAGTAGCCGATAACGGCTCAGCCACTCCGCTTGTAATTTTTGCAACCTTTATCGTAATTAGTCCGCCGGCTTCATCTGCTGCCGCTAGCTCAATAATCCTTTTATCTAGGTCAATTACGGGATAAACTATCGACTTCCCTTTTAATGTTATTAATATGCCGTTTTCATCTGTGTAAGTATTTCTAAAAACTAATTGATCTCCATACTGAAAATTTAAGCTTTCAGCCGCATACCATTTTAAAACCCCTGTAGGGATTTCCAACTTCCTTTCCTCTACATCGCTTCTTAATACGTCATATAAGTCTTCAATTACTTTTATTGCTACAGCACATATATAAAAAATCAAATTCCAAAACGCTGCCGAACTCGTAGATGTAACTCCTGATAGCCCAGCCTCTGCATTTTTCTGATCTATCATTGATTGCTTTATTTGCGCTATAGTTCTAGCCATTTATTTTCTTTTTATACAAGTTTGCAACTTCATTCATTATTGATCCAATTTTATTATCAGGAATATTGATTTGATTTTCTTCAACTTCGTACCCTGTCTTTTTTCTTACTTCTTCTGAGGTAATAGCGTATCCAGCTCTCTTTAATTTTTCTATATTGTCAACATGATTATTAATAGTTATCTGCTCTGAAAAATCCCATTGACAAAATATTTTTTTAGACGAAGATATAATACCTACCTTTTTCATTCGTGGTATTAATTCTTTGTTTATTACTGTTGATATATCTAGTTTATCTGAATATATAAGGTCTTCGAATACTCCTTTATGTACATCTGCTGATCCTGAGTATGATTTCTCATCTGTAGTCCCTGTTTGAGATAACACTATTTTACTGATTGCTTTATCGCATTTTTCGATAAGCATACCGTAAATATTATGAGGATCACCACCTCCTTTTTGTTCAATTATATTTATCTCATCCTGAAAATCGCCTATTATGTATGCCGCACCAGTTTGCGCCTCAAAAGAATCTATTAAATTCTGTCTTCTGCCATTATCTCTTAAATCTGTTTTAGCAACTCTTAAAGGCATGCCAAACCTATCTGCGTGTTCAGACCATGATCCAAATACAGACTTGTAAATAATGTAAGGGGCACATTTATTAATTATTCCTAAGTCAATCCTGCTCCCAACGCCTATAATCCATTTATTATAAGCAGGATCATCTATATCAATAGCATTTGAACCCCCTCTCATAAACGCAAGCCTTGAATCTAATAATATACTGTGATAATATGGTATTAAATTTTCTTCGGGGAATTTTTCAACAAAGTCATATGTTTTATTAACTATATCTCCTAATTGAATAACTTCGTAGCCGTAAAATTTAGATAACATTACGATACGCATAAAATCCCTAAACCAAGGTAGCGGATGCCCTTTAGGGTCTATAAATTTACCCATCTCTTCCTCGTCCTCGTCTCCTGATTCGTCCATTATCTTGAATGATCCAGTAATTGCTTTATTTATTCTTGACTGCATAGCGGAAAATAATTGATAGTCATCAATAAAATCCTTATACATTTTCATTAATTCTTCTCGGTCTGGGTTGTCGATATCCTCGGCATTCTCAACGGCTGATCTCCATTCTCCTATATCCTTAGAAATGCGCTCTAATATTTCAGGACGTAATAATTTTAATACATTAGAGCTTTTTGTATTTTCTGTAGATATATTTTTAAATTTATCTAATCCAGCGTTTATTCTTTTGTTTATATAGTCGTTTAATAATCCCATATTAATATCTGTATGATGTAATTGGCGACGATCCGTAACTGAATCTTTGTGTATTCTGTTCTATTTCATCGTCTTCATTCAGTTTTACGTCTAAATTAGGCGTTATTTTGCCGTTCGATACCTTTTCAAGCCATGCTATAGCGTGTTCAGACTTATCCTTATTCCCTGCGCCGTCGTATCTTATTTGGCGAATTTCAGGGATATTCCTTGGAGTTATTCGTGAAAATAAATTATAAAGCGTAACGTCTATTACAACCGTTTTTAATTTCTGATTTCGATTATCTCCTGCCGTGAATTTCGTTGCATCTGTTGGCAAATCTCCTGCTGTAGTAGCTAAAATGCAAGTATAAAAAGTGTTATTGTCTGCTTTTAAATCCCATTTAGTAGGAGCTGTTTTTGGCGTTTCAGCTAATGCTATTGAGGTGTTGGCTATATATATCTTCTCATCCTTTTCGGGGCTTATTCCAATATCAAAACTAACCTGATCGCCTAAAGCATAGGTTAATGTTGCGCTGTATATAGTCGGATTCCAGAAAACTCTATCACCAACAGCATAAGTGCTTGTTTTGGAATATACCTTAACTGCTCTAAACGCCTTATCCTCATCGTATCTGTGCCTTATATATCCTGCTACTTCCTCTACCGCCTCAGATATTGAATCATTTACTATACGATCAGTTACGTTTGTTAATTCGTCTAAATAATCAGCTTGTATTAAGCTTAAAAAATCATACTTTACCAAAAATTTACTCATTACGTCAAGTATTTTTGTCAAAATTACTCATTATATTGTAATATAACAATTTGATTAATACATATGTATAAATGTACTTTGTATAAGTTTGATAATTTAATTAATAATTCATACATTTGTACAAACATAATTGTCATGGATGAACGGATAATTAAACTAATAACCCACCAATTGCAAAACAATTTAACAGACTTAGAATTATCTCAAAAAATAGGAATAAGCAGGCAAACGCTGTACCATATAAAAAAAGGAGTCCCTGTCTTTAAATACACTGAGACATTATTTATTAAATATTTAAACAGTATCCAATGACAGAAAATCAGAAAATTACTTCAAATATTCTTTTTATTCAAAGAAAACCTTATAAGACGTGCCTAAAAAGTTACTGCAAAATTAATTTTATAAAACAGTCCGATATAGCAAAATCATTAAATCTAACTAAACAAGAATTTTCAGATTTTTTAACAGGTAAAAAAAACGCCTCTCCGTCGAAAGGCGTTTTAAGTTATGAAGATTTTAAAAGAAGTATAAATAATGAATTAGGAATTGATTTTATTTATTTTTGCAATACTTTCATTATTACGTAATTAGTCTACATTGCTCACGGGGTGAAGACGGTTATTTTTTCAATAACATCATTGATATTTCTCGCATATCCTTAAGATGTTCCTGAGTTGCTTCTAACTTGCCTTTGATTAAGTTTTCATTTTCTGTACTGTAATTACTTTTGCTTAGAGATTCCTTTAAGGCATTAAGCCAAATATCTTTCTGCGTTAACGGTATTTTAAATAACGGCATTACTTTATCATTTGCGGCACACGTATTTTCTAGCGTATACTCTACTAAAAAATTCCCGTCATACCCTATGATAATAACATTATCGCCTAATTTTTTTTTGCCGTAAATACTGCAAGTAAAATTGTCGTAATTATCAATAATAAGTATTTCCATGTCTTTACCTTTTGTTTTTGTGATTATTAATCCAATATCTGATTATTCCGGTCATGTTCTTTTTTCCTAATACTTCTTTTGAAATATTATTTAAATCTACTACCTCTTCCTCGGTCAAGCTGAATGAAGGGTTTGTTTTTGTTGTTTTGCTCATTTTTTAATATTTAATTGAATTTTAATTACTTATAACGTACGAAATCGGACGTTACATATACCCACATGTTGTACACAATTAAAGGCTATTGTGTATTCTATGCATCTGTACTGCTTGGTCGCCTTTTCCTGCAACTGCCAACATATTCGCCATTTTAAAAACAATAGCCTTAAACTGTTCGCTTTGCTGTACAACATCAGGTATAGTTAATTGCCTATCTCCCGTATCAGCTTTTTGGCTATCGCACAGTTCGGTTACAAATTCACCCACCTTTTTTATTTGAAATTTAAGTTGTGTTTTTGCGTGTCCTACATTTCCAGATGTCAGCCTATCAATTCTATTAATTAAATCAACTATATTTATATCAATTCGTTCTTTTAAATCCATCGCTCAGACATTTTAACTTGTTCAAAAGTTGACCCAAGATAGTAACCACTTCCATTTTTAAATTTATGGCTTTCGTATGCAACAACATATTTATCAACGCCATTTGTATCAGGTTCAATTACAATAATCATTCGTTTGTTTGGATATTTATCCATTATTTCTTTTGAAATTTTATCAAATTCTGTTTGCATTATTTATGTTTTTAAAGTTTAAAATTACATTTATCTATGCAAAGATAATAAATATTTTGTATATACCAAATATATACAATAAAAAAGTTGCCGATTTTTCAACCGGCAACCTAAACTAAAACTAAGATATAATGAAGAAATAAAAAGCCTATTCTAATTCCTCTAAATTTATTGGAGTATCACTTACTGCTTGAAATGAAAAAGGTATCTGATTACGAAAACCTTCTATCTGAGGCATTGCGAATGTCTCTATAACTATTTGATTGATTCCAAATATTTCATTTAAATACTGGCTTATTACGTCTATTTGTTGCGGCACTTGCATAACTTCTTTGAATGCTATAATGTCGCTCAATGGGATTACGTTTGATTTATTAGATATAAATCCTTTGCCATTTATTTCAAAATCCCCATCACTTACATATTCTTTTACTGTTCCGTTCCTGCCTTGAATTGCCGTTTTGACTATGTTTTTAGATTGGCTTACTTCAAGGATTACTGTTGCATTTTTTATGCCACCGAAACTTATATCATTGCCCTGTAAGTCAATATATCTCCCTTCTGGAAATTCAAGTATATCCATTATCGGCGTACCATATTCAGAGTTTCCAATCGATTGCTCTATTTCTATATTTGACAAAGATAAATTAAATGCAGTGCTTCTTAATGCTTGTATAGCCCCGCTTGTTATAGCAAATGGTCTGGGGGATATATCAAATATGCCTGAATTTTCTGGTATTTTAAAAAACTTTACTGCCATGCGACAAAGATATAAATTAATATTGTTTTTTCCTATAGCCAATAACTGGCATTATAAACTCGCCTCTCATTTGGAATTCACGATATTCTCTGCTAAATGCTTGCGTTATTAAATAATCGAAAGTATCGCTAGTGTGCCCGTATTTTTCATATCTTATTCCCGTTCTTACGTCTGTTTCTTTTGTTTTGTATTTAGTTCCGTCGGGGGCTTCTTTCGTAAACCTAAAGTCATTTATTGAGTTATGGCACGAATTATCTATAAAAAAATTAATGCCTCCGTAATTAACTTCAAAGACCTCGTTTATAAAACTGCCCCTCATTGCAATTGACGGGTTTGCCATTGGTAGTCTTATTGAAGGGTTTAATTTTTCTATATATTTACAAAACAATGTAAAAAAGTTTTGCCCTTTTTCTAATTTAGTGTCCTCTTTTTTACTTGTAGCATCACCGTATACGAAAACTCCTGACTTATGATTGCCGTATTTTTTCAAAAATTCCAAAGCTAATTCTTTCAATGTATTTTTCGGATGAGTCAGGCAAAATTCATCTATTTGGTATATACTACTTCCTATTATTTGGTATAAAGTTCCTGTTATATACGGATTGACATTTTCGTCAAGCGATATATGAAGTGCTACAGTTGAATTGTAGACACATTCCTGTATATGAACAGATTCTTTAAAGCTTTTATAAAACTCATTACCTGATTCCATTATCTTAGGATTTTGCTGTTGCAATGCTTCAAACTTTACAATATTCCTTTGCCTCGCCTCCATTGCTGATAAGTAAGAATGCATTTCCTCCCATAACACCTCGCCGATTTTTCTAGGATCGTTCGGATTTGAATCGTCTGTTTTTATTCGAGGGAATGTTATTACCTCCCAATTTCTAGCATCTTCATGATTGCTATATTTTAAAATCCTGCCCGCTAAGTCATCAATATTCCATCTTGTAAGAGTAATTAATATTTGACTATTATTGTTTAGTCTTGTTTCTAATTCGGTTGTGTACCATTCCCATAATTTTTCCCTGTACGTTTGAGAACCAGCCTCTTCTGCTCCTTTTATTGGGTCATCTATCAATGCAATGTCTACAGGATTTCCAGTTATACCGCCTCCGACACCTACCGATATAAACGACCCATTTTTATCAACAATCTCAAACGTTTCGGAATTTCTCAAATACGAGCCTTTTGAATCGGTTGATACATTTCTGTTATTAAGCTTCGTCTCTGGAAATATGTCGCTGTAAGAGTTGTTTGATATTATCCGCTGTACTTGCCTATTAAATTTAGATGCAAATGTTGAATTATAGGCGCAAAGGGCTATTCTTAGATTTGGATTTCGCCCTAACATGTATGCAGGAAGTCTTCTGGACGTTAATTCACTTTTACCATGTTGTGGAGGCATAAACACCATCATCCTTTTTATTTCCCCGTTAGCAAATTTATTTAGTTTATCACATAGATATTTATGATGCCAATTTACTAAGTAGTTTTCTTTTGTGTATAATGTAAATGCTAGTATATCCGATTTGGCTTTAATGCATAATTTTTGACGTTCTAAAGCGTAAAGTTCTTCTAATGCCCCTAATTCATCCATCATTTACTTAATGCCTAATTTATCTTTCAATTCCCTTATGCGTTCTTCTCTTTTTTCTTCGGTAAGTGATTTCAGCTCCTTATCTCCAGACGTTAAATCCTGCCTATCCGTCCACTTGTGATTAGACTTTAAATTAACTATTCCAGTAGCTTCTCTTATAAATCCTTTTTTTGTGTTGGAATAACAATTTTGTTCTAGGTTGTTTATCAGTACGTTATACTTTCGGCTTAAGCTTGGAAATCTTTTAATTAAGTGCCTAAATATCTCGTGAAAAGTTCCAAGTTCTCTGGCGACTTCTCCTATAAAATCAAATTCATATCCCTCTACTTCTCTTTTTTCAACGCCCTTAATTAATGTCTGTATCGTTGTTTCATTCGTTAGCTCTATGGCATCATTAAAAAGGTTTATGGCTCTTTTTATGCTCCATTTTTCTGCGTTTTTATTCCCGTACGGTGCAGCCATTATTTTTTATATTTCAATGTTGTTAAATTTCGTTACTAATTCTCTCTAGCTCCTGTATTTCTTCTTTTGTAAAATCTCCAAAATATCCTGCTCCTATAAAGTCAACTCCCTCGAACTCCCTTATGTGATTAATGTATTTTTCAAGTAATTTTTTATAACAAATGTTTGGTTTATAGTTTTTATAATCTGAATGTTTTATAGTTTTTAATACTTCTGCGTTTATTTTTAAATTTTTATCTATGTCAGTATTATAAGCAATACTTATTGGTGTATCATTAATTCCGTAAATTAGATATCCTCCACGATTTATAAGTTTATTTAATTCTGCTTTTTGTATATCGGTCATAATGTTGCAATATTGTAGATTTTCTAATCTTTTAGTTTTCAGCTATTTAGTCTCATTCTCTCAGTACAAAAACAAAACTATTATGCAAATGTACAAATTAATGTTGAGATTTGCAACTAAGTGTTTCCATGTTAGCTTTTATTAAAGTTAGTCTATGTAATTAACTCTATGTAGCGGGCTTTTACTATACCAGTCTTTTATGTCTTCAAATCTTTGCTTGTCATCTTCCCAATAGAATTTTTCAAACTTTTTATAATCTTTTACAAAAAATTCAACGCAAACGCTGCTTCTGTTTATGCTTAAATCTATTTCCATGTCTATTTTTTAAGTTGATTAAGCGTTTCTGTTGTTACAATTATTTTTGTCGGCGCATTTTCAATAGCTTTTTTAAGTGCTTGTAATAATTCCTTTTTACTTTTGCATAAATGTTCTATTGCTTTATAAGGCGTTAATCCTCTAACCATTGATTCAAAAATACTTCTAAATTCGGCATCGTATTGAAACTCCTCAAAAAATTCCTCTGTAAATTTTGATTTTAATACGAATTGATCTGTAATATTTTGCTGGCTGTCCAAATAAAAATCAACCATAAAGCATTTTAAAGAATGTATTGTAATGTTTGTTCCTGTTCCAAATCCTGCATTGGATATGTACTTTTCTGCTTTTTCGTTTAATTCGCTTCTATTCATAATACTTTATTTTTATGTCCGGTTTCGGACGTTACATATATTTATTTGTTGTGCTTCATTAAAACGCCACTTCGTTAAGCACAACACAGTACATAGGTAATGTGCTTGCTTTTCAAATGGGCGTTAGTGCTATTTTGGAGGAGTAAAATTAATTTTCCTTCCCACCGCACGTTCATATTCGTCAACTAATCTTTGTTTAACTTCCTTAGTTAAGTATCTGCAAGGTTTCTCACCTTTAATAACCTCCAATCCATGCACACTGCTATCATACGCCGTGTAGTTTCGCATTCCGTGGCTTATATCCGCTTTTGTAAACGGCATCCATCTACCGAAGTGGTGTTCTACGTGGCATTTTTTACCATTTCTTTTCCTGTAGGTGTCTTGTTGGTTTACAAAAGCTTTCATTGTGCTAAAATTAACGTCAAACACTTTGTATTTACTGTCAATCTTCACGGCTTCCATTTCTGCCAAATATTGTTTTGTTCTATAATTAAATTGCATGCGCTAAAAAATTAATTTTACTTGATCTTCGTAGGTAGCTTAGTAGGTTATCGAAAAAGCACACTACCCATGTACTAATTCGTTATAGTTCAGTTTGCCATTTTTCAGAACACGACATGCATACAAATGTTCCGTTCGGTGTCATTACCCAGTTGCGTTTTTTGCATTTAGGGCAAACCGAAACAATAACACCATTCGCTTGCAGTCGTTCTTTAATCCAATCTTCTGCATCTTTATGTAAATCTGATTCAGGGTGCATTACGTATTTGCAAAATTCTCTAATTTCATTGGCTGCAAATTCCTCTTTTGTCGTTTCCTTTTTCTCGTTTAAGTCGCTCATTATTTCTGTATTTTAAGTTTTGTAATCCGTTTCAACTTTAGTGCTATTTGGTAAAGCGGTCAGCACTTACAACCATACGTTATACTGAAGTTTAGCAGAGCATTGAGTTTAACTTCTCATTTAATTCTTGTAATTTTTCTTTTACCAACTCAATTAAACCGTTACGTATTTGATTAGGCACTTCAATTTCTTGTATATGAGTACCAATTCCAAAAAACCTACTACCAAAAGGCGATATTTTAACATCAACTTTTTTTGTCATTAAAACATTAGTCGATGGTATCGCCATTGATTTTTCATCAAACGTCACAACGATTGATAAGAAATGTTCTAATTTCCTAATTTCTTCTTGCAAATAATTTGCTTTTTCTAATTTCTCATTCATAAAATATCTATTAAATTAATTATTAAAAAACCGACCGTTTTAACAGGTTAAAAATTAAAAACATATCATCATTTCAATAAACCAAATTAACCAAAACTTTACCACTAACACTTTTAAATTCTGGATCAGTTTCAGTTGAAGCTAATATTACATAACTTCCAGACATGCTTACTTTTATGTTGTAAGGTATCGATCCATTTTTAGATTCTAATTCAAGTATAATGCAGTCTATTTTATAGGTTGTTTCTATTCTGAAAATGTATTCTTTTTGATCAATCATATTCCAGTTATCAACTTGCTCCTTTATCATACACATGTTTTTATACTGATCTATTTCACAGCTCGAGAGTATTAATATAAGCATTAAGAATTTGCTCAACACGTTTATTGCGTGTTTAATTTTACATACCTCGTGAAATGCGTGTGCCTTTTCTTGTTGAGGCGTTTTAAAAGAAACTGCATGTTTTAACAAAAGCTTTTTTTGCTCTTCTATTTCTTTTTTGATTTCTTCTTTTGAAATCTTTTTTTCAAAAATATGTTTTAGTTTCATATATTTATACTTTTAATTCAAACAATTGACCAGTACAATTATTACACATCTTGTCGTACTCTCTTGAAAAATATTTACACTTCCGACAATCGTATAACGATGCACTACATTCTAAAGCTTCTTCAATAGCATCCAAGCAACTCATATATGCTGCAACATGCATATTTTTAGGTGTTATATTCTTTTTAGCAAGATGTTTTTTAAGGAGCTTTTCGGCTTTCGATTCTTTCATTGTCTTAAATTTTAATTATTAGCTCAAAAGCTAATACTATTCCGTACATTAACGCTGTAAGGAGTATTGCTTTGATTATGTAAATTATGTATTTTCTTACTGTCATTATGCTTGGTTATTAGTTTAAAAATTAATTACTTAGCACTGTCCGATAACGGACGTGCGCTCTATTTTATGTTAGCAACCATTGAGTGCAAGTAATACACAAAGCCCACCCACGGCAAAACCTATCATTAAATTAAATACTTTCCAGTTTATGTAGCCGCCATCAACTTTATTCATCTGTTCAATTACCTTTTGCATTTCAAACCAAATATGGCTGTATGCTTGTTGTTTCCCTGCCTGTAGCAAATACCCCTCGCACTTTTTCTCAGGGTTCTTGTTCGCTTCTTCTTTAATAGAATCAACGGTTGCTAACAAGCGGTCATAACCAATTTTGTTTATCTCTTTTTGTTTCATTGTACTATATTTTAAGTGTTTTGCATTTAAGTTACTTTCGTGCGGTATTCAGCAACAAAACTGATCATACCGCATCTACGTTAGCGTCCATGCTAAAGAAACCGATAAACATCATGTGCCGTTTTCCCTCTTTTTACTAAACCATCTTCAATTAGGTTTTCTAAAGTCCTTGAAGCAGTAAAGTAGCCAGTTGAACACTTTCTTTGTATTAGCGATATTGAAATATCATCGCCACTTTTGAACATTCCAAATACCTTAGTTCTTGTTTCAATATCTGATTTGAATTGTTCTGCTGTTAAATTTGATTTTGTTTTCATTTTATAATTAAGTTTTAAATTTCTAAAATAAAGCACGAAACGCTAACAAATGCTATATGCAACACGGCAAAAAAGCACTTGTGTAACTTGATAAATTCTACTATGCCGTGCAGCACATAGCAAAACCGTTATAGCCAATTATAATATGGCATCGTAGCTATTAATAAAAATATCTGGTTTGCATGGGTAATGATGAACCCCGTCAGGTTCTGTGATAATCCAATCACCTTCGATAACTTTTGTTTCTTGATTATGGATAGTAATAACTCTGCCAAACCATGCTGAAATATATCTTGTTTCTGGGTTATACGACCCACTTGTCATCATCAATCCATTTGGATAATTTTGACCATCGAATAAAATTGACTCTAAAAGTTCTCTAGTTATTTGGTAAGCCTCAATTTCAACTGGTTTTTTTCTAAATTTTTGTATCATTTTAATTAGTAATTAAGTGAATAAAAGGCTATAACAATTTATAAAAATAATAGCGCGTATAGCCTTTACGCTTTTATTTATCGGTTGTGGTTGCGCTACTATTCTTACAAGTAGCCGTTAGCAAACAGCTTAATAGCGGTAGTGCGTAAAATGAATAATTGCCATTGGCTTTTCGCTTCGTACTTTGAACCAGTCACAAAAATTATCAAATGAAAGTCCATCGTTTTTAGCGATTTCTTCCCAATTAATCATCTTTCCATTTACAGGAGCAAACACAAAATTTGTTGGGTCTTCTAATTTCTGTATTCCTATTTCTTCAAGTTTATAAAGTTCAACTTGTTTTGAACGATAAGGCATCCCGCTCCAATAACGAATAGAAAGAATTGCTTTTCCTTCATTTATTTGCTTTGCTCTTTTTTCCCATAACTCATAATTCGACCTAATTGTATGTATTTTAGGATTTTTAAAATCACAATCATTACAGTCACCGGGGCAGAAAACTCCGCAAGCTATTTTTTCAGTAAAATAAGTTTGGTCTCCTGCTCGTTTATGTTTTTTAGGAAAATATCTTGATACGGTTAAAACATAGGTCTTAACAAAAGCCGATTTGCTAACACTCGCTATATTTAATGCGGGTTTTGTAGTAGTTTGTAAGGTTGTATCTTCGTTCATAATTTTATGTATTTTGATAAATTTGTACTCGTAAATCCCGCACTAAAACATAGCGGAAACGTTAGTTGCAAGGCTGAACAATCCATCGTTCATCAAATTTAAACCATACACCTCCGCATCTAATTTGTTTATTGTTCAAATCTAAAGTCGCTGTATCTCCAACTTTGCAATATCTCTCAGTTATCGGAGTTTGCAAAACTGTAACAAGCCCAGCAACTAACAACGTGTCATACCCCATTGGGGTTGCAACGCTTTTTTGATTGTTTTGTAAGTCATTCATCTTTATTGCTTTTAATTCAAGTTCTTTTTGATATAATTTTTGTTTTAGTATCAAAATGTTTTTCATGTTAAAAATTCTATTTTCAACACTTTCATTAGCCATAAAAATAGACTCTAAATCATAAATTCTATTTCTAATTTGCAATGGAGTTAAATCCTTCATGATGTTTAGTTGTTAGTTTTACTGCCAAAACCTCCTTTGATCGGAGGCATAGCAAGGTTTATTGAATTATTACCAATTTATTAACGAATCATCATCCCCACAAGACTCACAAATAGCAACAATAACTATTTCTTTACCTGCTTCAAAATATGCTTTCATTCCGTGCGTTTGCCCGCATTCGCACCTTGTTTCGCAATCTTCAATGTAAGTTTCGTTATTCAAATTATCTTCATTGGCATTTTCGGTTAACCAACTTTGTAATATTTCGATTGCTTTTTCTGTTGTTTTTACTGTTGCTAACGTTTTCATGATTTCTAGTTTTTAAAATTCGAGCAACATCGCTCACATTTCTTATACAAATATACAATTAATATTTGAATTTGCAATACTTTTATTATTTATTTTCATATTTAAGATACTTTTTTTTCAAATCCCTTATAAACTCACGGATTTTAGTCACTTCATTTAACGGGACCCGATCCGAAAAAGATACAAATTTCTCTGTATATACCGGTTTAGTTCCTGCATTTTCCCGCTTGCCTCCTGAGTTTTTCGGAGTACCGTCTTTTTTTAATTTTGGCATTTTATTATTTTGTTAGTTGATTATTAATAATTTAGAACCGTACGATTTCGTACGTTCTCTCTATTTCATGTTAGGCGTAATTGCGAAATAGCGCTTCTGCATCTTTGTAAGTTGGTTGCATAGCTGGGAGTAATTCTTTCCATCTGCCACGCCACAAAAAGCCCAATCTGCGTATTTCTGCTGTGTACCACCATTCACCACCCGAATTGCTGACACATATTCGTTTTTCATATAGCTTTTTGTTATCTAAACGCAACGTACGCCTAACAATATCTATAGGTAATGTGTTTTTGCTCGCATCAACATTTTTGCCCTCACACACTAAACTATAAGCTCTCATTAGTTCTTGGTAGTCATCTTCACTTATTACCCTACAATCAACTCTTGGAAACTTCTGAAAATCACCTAATCTTAATTTGTTGCTTCCTGCTTTTATTAGTTCAGGTTCTATAAATTTTTTTGCCATCACACTCGTATTTTAAAGTTTATATTTACGTTCAAATTTTGTGCGTAATTTCGGGAACACACTACCCATAGATTTACCGTTAGGGTGCATTAATCCCTACGCTCATTTAACCAATCATCAGCGATAATAATTGTTTTTTTATTATCATTTACCCAGTAATTATAACAATTACTACATTTTTCTATTTCAATCCAGTGAGTTTCATTGTCTCTAAAAAAATCAATTTTATCTTTTAACTGTATCGCTAAGTCATTTTTATCATTGTAATCTAAAAACATCAAATCTTGCCAACCCTCAGAATTTAGTAACTCTTCGAATCTTTTTAATTTACCAAAGAACCTTTTTTCCATAAAATAACGCACCCTAACAATAAATAAAAATAATAGCCTGCTAAGGTGCTTTGTATTAAGCTATTATTAGGTTTGTAATATTTGTATTTCAATCTAAATTTGTGCTGTAAATCGGCTACTATTCTTATACCAACGTTATAAACAAGGCTAACCCTGCACATTCCCAACAATCAAGTTTATCAATCCTTTTACCTTCTCAATTGTCAAATATCCATCATAATCATAATTGTGTAGGCAAATAAGGTCTGTAATATTGCTCTCGTCTTGGTCATCAGTTTCACAGACCCAAAGTATTTCGTTTGGCGTGCCTACACAACCCACGCTTAGTTGTCTATGTCGTCCTAGCTTGTATATAAGAGTATTGGTTACTGTAAAGTGCGGTATCTTTTCAAACCCCACGCTCAACAAATCACCCTCACAAAGCCAAGTGTATAACAACGCATCATACGCTATTGGCTTGCTGTTATTTGTAGTCTCATTCTCTTTATTCATTTTATCTGTATTTTAAAGTTTTGTAATTCTAATTAAAAGCCAACAGTAGCATATACCAACGTTAAGCAAATATAAACAATTTATTTTGATTTTGAAATACTTTTGTATCTTTTATCTTCATCTTGATAAAATAAAATATAATTGCTTTCCGGTACCTGAACTGATCCGATTAAAATAAATATTATTGATATGTATTTCATTTTTTTACTTTTTTTACTTCTTCAATACTCTTAATGTCCTTATATTTTATCGGAATTTCTATTTCCGACTTGTTAGGATTGAACAATATTTGATTTGCTGTTGAGGCAGTTATTACTCCTGTTTGACTGTGTTCAAATCCGTTTCCCGACACGTTGTAATTAAGTCGTATCATTTTGCCTTTGTACGGTTTTATTAATTTAGCGTTCATTATTGTATTTTTTATATTCGAAATCAAATCTATTTATGATTTCAAAAAACGTTTCTTTAAATCTCCTATCTGTTGATATTAAATTGTCAATAGTTATATGAGAATGAATTACTGTTGCGTGGCTTTTATTCCCGATAATTTCGCCTATCTTATCAAGCGACAATTTCGAGTTATCCATGTAAATTGTATGCAATATTTGCCTTTTAATTACCGCCTCCCTTTTCCTTGTTTTTGAATTGAAGTTATATTCGTTTGATCCTATTAATTGATTTATGTACATTGAAATACTTATCAAATCGCTTTCATTTAACAGTTTGATTTTTTTAAAAGTTGTTGCTATTTCATTTCCTTTGCTTTTTAAAAATGCTAAAGACTCCAGGAGTTTATTATATAATTTTATATATAATTCAGATGGACTGGATTCAAGCAGGATAGATATTCTCTGCATGTAATTTAATGTTTGCGTTCTGGTCATAGCTTTAAGTTTTAGTTATTAATTCAAAAAGTTTAGGCATTTTATCCTCGATATTTCGAAATATAAAATCTGCCTTTTGTTTTATTGATAATTCAGGATTCTTTTCTTTTATAGGCTTTTCTTCCTGCCTTGGGAATTGGTTTGATTTTATAGTTACCATGGTGGATCGTTATTAAAATTTCTATTTTCTGTTATACTGTGATAGTTTTCTGGTATATCTGATATCTCATAAAAATTATTAACATACTCATTGCAATAAACAGTAATAACGCCAAGTGATCCGTTTCTTTTTTTAGCTATATCTATAAATACTTTTCTATTTTCCTCTATACTATAATCAATTTCATTCCCTTCATTATCATATCTATCCCTTGAAACAAAAATAACATTATCTGCATCTTGTTCAATATTTCCTGAATCCCTTAAATCGCTTAATTTGTGTCTTCCATTGCCTCTTTTTTCTATATCTCTACTCAGTTGACTTAGTAAAATAATAGGAAAATTATATTTCATTGCCAACTTCTTCAACTCCCTTGTGATAGTTCCTATTTCGTTGTTTTTAGTTGATTTGTCCGTACCTTCCATTAATTGTAAATAATCTATTATAACAAGCCCTAGAGTTCCTTTTTTAAATTTTTTTCTTATAACTGATTTTATGTAACTTATTGTAATATCCATTTCATCGTTTATGTGAATAGGCAGGTTTGATATTCTTGCAGCAGCTTTTTCAAGTTCTTCCCAATTAACATCCTTTCCTGACTGATAGTTATAAGGGTTTATTGTTGTTTCTCCTAAAAGTATACGATCAGTTAATTGAGTTGAACTCATTTCTAAACTAAATATGTCAACATCTACTAACATTTTTGCACACGCTTTTGCAAAAAATAAAGCTAAAGCGGTTTTACCTATAGAGGGTCTGGCTGCAACCATTGTCATTTCAGTCTTAACCCATCCTATAAATATTTTATTCATAGACCCTAATCCTGTTGTATATGCAATTTGAAGCCCTGCCTTTCTTGCTACAACTCTTTTCTCATATTCATCCATACTAGTTTTTACATTTTCTTTAAACGACTTGACACTGCCATTTAATGATATGTCATTAATTTTATCAAAAGATGTATAACTATAATCCATTATGTCGTTTACATCAATTGAATCATCGTAGCACTTTGTCATTATTTCGTTTGAAACTGTAATTATAGACCGACTAATATATTTTTGAGCAACTATCAAGGCATAATATTCAATATTAACAGCAGATGACACTTTTGTAGTCAAGTTTGAAATATAGTATACACCCCCGCATTCGTCCAGTAATGCTTTGTTTTGCAAATTTTCTGTAACTGTTAATATATCTACAGGGCTGTAATTTTCTGATAGATCAATAATTGATTGATATATTTTTTGATGCGAATCTTTGTAAAACATTTCTGGTTTTAATATATTAGAGACATCTAAAAAGCTATCAGATTCTAACATTAATAACCCTAAAATAGCCTCTTCAAAATCTACTGCCTGAGGAGGTAATTTGCCATATTCAGAAAGTATTATATTATTGTTTTTATTCATTTTTCTTTAGTTTTTCTTTAGTTTTTTTTGCTGCAAGCTCTAAGGGGCTTAATTGATTAGTATTTTTAGTTTCTACTTTACTAAATCCTTTGTCTTTATGCATCCAACTCCGCAAAGCTTCCAAGGCTTCATTAAAAGTTTTATTCAAGCCATAACGCCCTATAAACTCAACACAAAATTTTTGCTTAAGTTCTTCAAAATTTCCAGAATATAAAGTAAATTCTTTCATTTCGTCAATTTGTTGTTGTTGTAGTTCGTCTAAAAGCTTTTTTAATTGAGGTGCAGAATCTATAACCGTATTCTTATTTTCCTCTACTACCTTTACTTTACTTTCCTTTACTTTACTTGTATTACATTCGCTTTTCATTTCTTTTACGTTCGTATTACGTTCGTATTTATCCCATCTCTTTTTAACTGATACTCTGGCTTTTTCGCTTTTCTCGATCCTCTTTTTTAATCTTGCCATTGCTGTATTTGACCATAATTTTAAATCATCAATTTCAAACAAACCGTAATTTTCTATTATGTCTTTTATAAGTTCGTTATTTGTTCGTAATTCAAACGCTATACGTTCGTATTCAGATCGTAACAAATACCCTCCCTCTTCATATAACATTTCAATAATACACCAATATGCACCAATACCCTCTAGTTTGCGTTTCATAAACAATTTGACAAGTTTTGTGTCATTTCTGGCGTTATAGTCGTGTGAAAAATATTCTTTCATGTTATGGTAATTTAGCGCAATTACAACTATTGCACAGTGTTTGTAAATTTACTTTTGTATTACAGTATGTGAATCTTTTTTCTTGAAAACATCTTACAACGGACATTATATGATCAACAGTTAAATTCAACTCAGTTCCACATTTAACACATTTATAACTATCTCTACCAAATACAATACTTCTAACCAATGGTTTAGCCACAAATCCAGATGAGGAAGCTCTAAAGGTCTTATAAGCTAACTTCTTGTCGATAGATTTAATTTTCAACATCGTTCCAAACTGAGGATTCCAGATTGGGAATTTTTTGTATGTCATATGTCACAAATATAAAAACCCCCACAAATAAAAAATACAGGTGACCAATTTTTGCGAAACTGCCTGTATTTTTCTACCTGTGAGGGTATATTGTTAAGTATGTAAAATCTTTTTGTCATGGTCATTTTTATAGTTTCGCAATTACAAATATAGTGTTTTTTTATTAATTTATCTATTTATTTAAATATAAATCTATTAAAAGATCCTCAGGGGTTTGGTTTTTATCAAGCATTTCATATACAAACCCTTCTGGATATTCGTTTTCTTCGTCTTTTTGCATTATTTTATCGCAGGTATTACAATAATATACAGAATTAAAATCACCTTCGTAAATCCCAGCCCAGTAATTCATTTTAGTTTTTGGAGGGAATTTTCTAAAACAAGAAAAACACTTATGTTCTTTTCTTGTTCTTACTTTATTGTTTTGTAATGTTACAGCCATAATTTGTATCTTTTAGTTTAAATTAGCTTTATTTTTTACACATTCAAACAAATCAACCCTTCTTGTTATGTGAATAGTTTTTTCTGAAAAGCAAATTGTTGATATCGAATAATACTTTAACCATTCTGGTTGATAATGAAAATCTTCATTAAACTGTATTTTCGCTTTTATACATAAACTTAATAACTCAGCGTAATGAATTGATATAACCTTACAATTATGTTTTGTTTCTATCTCTTTTGATATGGCTTTTAATATTATGTCGTCTGTCATAATAATGTATTTTATTTATTGTCAAATTTAAAAAGGAAAATAATCAACATTATTGCGTTCAGGTCTTGCCATTTTATATTTATTTACTATGAAAATACAACTACTCCATTATCTTTTGCACATTTAAAAATCTCTAACCAATCAGCGTAAATACCAAATGCATAGATATTATTTTTCAATATATATTTTGCTGTTGCTAAGTACTCTAAAAAGTCATTGTATAACTTTTCACTTGTTTCCCAGTCTATACACCCTTCATTATCAGCAAATTCAAAGAACTCATAAAATGGAGTATCTGGAGTTATTTTACTATAAAATTGAACCCATTCACCGCTTTCAAATCCTAACATATTACAAAGCATTCTTCTAAAATCATTATGAGAAGAACATGGGTAGGATATCCCGCAATTTTGCTTAACTCCTTTGTATCTCTTATTTTTTTGTAGGTTTTTTATTCGATCATCCCACCTTTTATCTATAACATATGCAATGAAATCAAAGTCATCGCTTTTTGTTATTTTTATGTTTTTGTATACTTTTACACTTAAGCCCATAATATTATTAGTTTTATATTTATTTAAAAAGGTAAATCATTTTCGGTTGTTTGTTTGTCTGCTTTTTTATCGCTAGTTTTTTCTACTTTTACGTAAGTGACAAATTTATCTTTTGCATCAAAAAACTTAAACATGCCGTTATAATATTCACGAATCATCTTTTTTAGTATTTTCTTAGAAATATATTTGCTATAAATCTTATACGACTTAGTTCTAAATATTAATTTATAATCACTTTCATAATCGCTAAAATTACATTGTTTACCTTTTTTATGCTCAATACCAATAAGACTCCTTTGATCTACAAAGCCTAAAATTCTGGCTATAATTACGCCTAAATTTTCTGACTCACGAGAAGTTTTTGTATAATCTGTTAAATTTTTCATAATTATGTATTTACATTTGTAAATTTTACAATAAAAAAAATTACATACTTTGAACTAATTCTAATTCTCTTTCAGTAATATCATTGCATTCGATTTTTTTATCCAACGTAGGTCTACTGACTCCTAATTTCTCAGAAACTTTGATTTTAGTTAATTTTGACCTAGCTATTAATAATAAAAGTTTATCGCTGTTTTTCATTTGTAAATTTTTAGTTCTAAAATAAGTGCCATTGCTGACACTTACTGTTATTATAAATCATTTTTGACAATTCAAATCTACGAATAATAATTTATATTTCAAAGCTTTTTATAAAATAATAATGTAAAGTTTTTGTAAAAAACAGCGGGATTTTTTGAGAACACCTCCCGCTGATTACTGCCATGAAACTAAACTAATTATGAAAAAACTAACCCATCGTAAAATAATTTAAATTTAAAATCGTACGTGCTTTTGAACTACAAATGTACAATTAATTTTAATACATGTCAAGTGTTTTTTATTTTATTTTTAAATTGTTAGTACTTTATAGCGCACGTCTATTTCCGTACGCTCTATTTTATGTTATACACAACCTTAAAACAGGCTCGGTGCATCTTTGAAAGTTTTAATTCGTTTGTTCGACATTTCCACATATTTTTGCTCAATATCAAATCCGATTGCTTTTCTGCCCTCTTTTATACTCATTGCCATCTCTGTGCCACTTCCTGCAAACGGAACTACTACAAGGTCATTTTTTCGGCTACAAGTTAAAATTAAGGCTCGTGTGAGTTTTTCGGGCTTCTTTGTATCGTGGTCGTATTTCCCTGTTTTGTGTCCTTCTTGTGAAAACTCTAATACTTCTTCATACTTGTTTGGATTATAGAAAAACCTCCGCAACTCTTCGTAATCCTTCCGCAACTCTTCG